GTACTTCGTGTTGAACTACTCCCGCTCCTACGTTTCCAATGTGAAAGTAAAAGATTCCTTCAGGCAACTGAATACCGAGCGTCCAATCTTGACTTGGTGAACTGTCTCCAATGACATAAACCAAAGGGCTAGTCGGGCAAGAGCCTGTTGTACCCCAAAGCATTTCGCCATGGCATCCATCTGTTATAAATGCGTGTGCCCATACTTCGCAGTCAGGACAGGAGTAGTATTCAAGCTCTGAATCAACAACGAATATCACTGGGTCAACACCATTTGAGTAGAACTCGTATACATAGCAACCTCCATTGTACCAAGCTGGACATTCTACATCGTATAAATCAGTCACCTGTAGCGAGTCTTCAAAGCATTGTGTATACATTGCCTGTGGAAACGGTACGATGTCTGTTATACATTGAGCGTTGCAAGCCATGAACACCCCCAGCATTAGAAGGGATGCAATTAGCCACGCTAAAAAAGGTCTTGTTACGTCTGGTCTGTTCATTTTCTTAGTTGTTTGTTGGGGTGATTTATTCGGGTGTTACCTACAAGTGCTTAATTCAGTTCTTCGATTGAGCATTTGTGGTTAATTACCGTACTACTGCTAACACTAAATATAAGCCATAGAAAAAACGGCTCATATTACCACCGTTGTAGGTAATTAAACACCAACCTTTTTATTCTAAGGTATTTTAAATGTATTCTTTGCTTGGGTTTTATCCACCAGCAATTTCTTTGCCTATACTTTGCACCTTCAATCCATTGGCTAGGCTTTGCTGTTTTATTTAAAAAATCCAACTTCTCTTGTCTGTTCATTTTCTTAGTTGTTTGTTGGGTGTGCCTTAATAAGTATTAAAAAATGTACCTATTTTACACAATATAAAATAGATACATTTTAATGATTATTCGTAATCTCTTACAGTAACTTCTGTTATATGAAAAGGTATTTTGTCTTTAGTATATTCGTAAAAACTTAGTTGTAACAATTTACCAATATATGTATTACGTTTAGAATAATATTCTTCACGTTGTTCAACAGTGCCATGAGGTTTAACCTGAAACACTAGACCTCTACTTGTTTTACACTCCCAAACAAAATCAGAATCATCTGAACCATGTTTTAAACTTGCACCCACAATTGGAAATTCAGCAGAAAGAGTTTCTTTAAGTTTTAAAAGATCATTACTTCTAAAACCAAATTCATATAAACTGTTTCTATTTCTAAGCATAGCCCCTTCATAATCTTCTTGACGACACAATCTAAAATACTCTAAAGCCTCTTTTTCATCTTTAATATTAACAGTTTCAGAAACTACTATATTAAAATTGTTATTAGCTAAATCTTGCGCATGAAAAGCATTTGTTAACCAATTTATTCTAGAAAGAAATTTAGCATCTGATAGTATATCATATACCATATACTTTACTTCTACAGTTTGTAAATTAGTTGTTCTAACATTATGTATAATATCTTGTAATGGCATACCATGTACATATAGTTCACCATCTAACTCAAGATTATACATCTTAGCCATGTGTATAAATGTAACACACAATCTAAGCTGTTCTTGAATATGTGGTAAATTAATAGACTCACCTTCTCTACTTCTAAGTTCAACTTTACCACCTCTAACACTTGCTATACAACGCATACCATTGTATTTAGGTTGAGCAAAAGCAGGAAATTGAAATTTATCTTTTTTACTACCTTTATATTTTTCTGCAAGCATAGGTTTTAACCTATTATTGTGATCAGTATTCATAATTACTCCAAGTTCCACAATAATCTCACCAACAAGTTTATCAGGTATATTTGTATCATATACTGAATCTACTAAATTTTGTTTCGGATGTTTAAGATTATAACTGGTAATATAATAAGAAGCTGTTTTATATCCTTCTATATATTTTTTAGCATTGTGCGATTTTAATTCAAGAACAGCTTGTTGTGTCGCAGATGTTTCATTAGCTTTTCCAATGTTTTTTCCTTTACTAATAGTAGAAGTTTGTGTACGCATTTTTCCACCTACTTGACCACTATAACGTACCATAGTTACACTAAAATCGTCATTTAAAGTAGCTTCACTAAAATACATTTTAGGTTTTCCAGCTTTATTTACAGCGTAAATAGTACCAGATTTGTATATAATTTGACTCATTTTTTTGCTTGTGTATGAAGTTTAAAATTTATTCTTAATTCGGGATTATAATTAATAAGTTTAAATATACTAACTAAACCTTCTTGTTTAATTAAAGTAAGACTGTCTTTAATATCGTAATTTTTTAAATCTTTTTTTATTATTAATTTTGGCAGGATTTTGGGTTTTCTGTCAAGTATTATTTTAGCTTTTAATATATGATCATTATAAATATGTACATCACCAAAACTGTGTATAAAACGACGAGGAATCATATTAGTAATGTTAGCTATAAAATTTAAAAGTAAACTATAACTAGCAGTATTATATGGAACACCAAGCATTACATCAGCACTACGTTGATATAAATGACCATCAATATAATATTTAGGTGCGCCTAATAATTCACAATATGCAGACACTTGTTCAATACTATGGTTACTTAAATAAGAATCAGCAAAAGTTTCACTATGTTTCATTTTTTTAGACCACAATTTTAACCTAGTTACAGGATCAATTTCTGTACAATTTACTTGAAATAATGAATGACACCAATATAAAGCAAGATTTTCACGTTCATTAGGTAAATCAGAAACAAGTAAATGTCTTCGACTTGTAGGATTCTTATTAATATTATCTATTAAAGTATAAAGTTGGTCAATATCACCACTTTTTATACCACGCCAAATTTTACCATATTGTGAACCACAATCGCCATAAGTGTGAGTGATTTTATTAACATCTTCTATTATGTCAGTTTTTAATCCAATACTTGCTTTCCAAACATTAAAATCTTTAGGAGTTTTATCGTTCTTTTTAAATTTGTTACAATAATAAGCATAAGCATCATCAGTCCAAAAATTACAACCTCTATCTACTAAAAACTTTATGTTAGTATCTCCACTAATAAACCAATCAAGTTCAGTAGTTAAATCTGCAAATTTTAAAGCGTTAACAGTAATCATAGGTAAAATAAAATTATTATTATTATCTAATAAATCTACTTTATATTGATACCCAAATATTTTTCTAGTTCCGGCTAATCCAATACGAGCAGGTTCAACATTTTCGCCATTATCAAGTATATGTTTAATAAGTTTTTGATACTCAAGATCAATATTAGAATGGTGCGCTGTCGTTGTCATAATCTACAATGTTTAAATGAATTTTTATATCATTAATTAAATAACGATAATGTTTGTTATTACGAATTAAAATTTCTCGTTCTTTTTCAATACTTTCAGTAGCAGCAATTAAACTTTTATATGTATCTTTAAATAATATAAATACAAGTTTTCTGTCTTCAGTATTATCAATAGGACAAAAAATAGCACCGCCATCTTCTGTAACATGAAGTCTATCATCATCTATCAAAGGCGGATTAGGTATAACACAATCACTACCTATCATTCCTGTAGTCAGTATATCTAATATTGCCTTTGAATAAGGATATGCACGATTATTTAAATCCCATCTAATACCAGGTTTATCAGGGTCTTTAGTTTTATCAAACATATTTTTAACAGTGTCATAAATATATAATTTGACTCTAATAGGGTACAATTCAGCATCAAACGCGGCTATATCTTTGATATAAGGTAGGAAACTATACTTTATAGCTTCCATAACCTTTAATCGTTGAAACTGCTGTGTATTAGATGAATAGATTGATTGACCACTAATAATTTCATATCGAGGTTTACCTACTTTAGTAGTATTTGCAATAATAGGTTTATCATCCATATCAAACACTACATCATGTTTACCAACTTTATCAATACTTAAACCTGTATTAAAATATTCAAAATTAATACGTTTTCGATTGTCAATAAGATTTAAAGTTGATGATTTTAAATACTTTAAAAGTATTTTTTTAGAGCAAGAAACCGTATGTGTATCTTTATCATATTTATAATAAATAGCACGTTGTTTTTCACTAAGTTTTACTTGCCTGATGTAGTTAGGTATAATTATTTTAATCATGGTGTTTACGATAAATTATACCATGTGACGGTACTTTATTATAATTATCTATACAAAATTCTTTCAATAATTTAACATTGTTAGGATAATATATAGATTGCATTAAAACATTATCTTTTTCAGCAACTTCTTGCATTTTTGGATTTTCTCCATTAGCAGCTCGTTCATTAGCAAAATTTTGATAGTATTCACGTTTTGTTATTCCACTATTACGTAATACACCATTTTGTGCATCTTCATAACTTACACCAAAGTATTTTTTAATGTCAGATTCTCGAACATTGTTTATTAATCCGATAAGTTGAATATCATTAATATTAATACAATTAACTTTGTTATCATATTTAATGTTAACAACATAAACATCTCCTTGTAATTTAAGATATTTATTTATATTTTTTATGATTTTTTTATACTCATCTTCTGTTAATGGTGTAAAATAATAACCGTATGTTTTAGGTTGTTTTTCACCGTATATAGGTAAAAGTTTATTGCCTATTGAAGTAATAGTGGTTACTTGGTCTAAAGAGTTCTCGTTCATAGCTGTCATATAAATTAATTATTTCATCGTAAGATTCTATATATTCTTTAATCATTGTTTCTGTATAGTTTACACCATATTTAACACAATAATCAGAAAGGTCTTTACAACCTTTATATCCTTTATTTCTATTATGTATAGAATCAGTAAAAAGTATAGGAATTATTCCGTGTTGTTTTTTTAAATTTATTGCACCACGGATTCCAGCATTATCATAATCATATAATGATGCTGTATAATGTGCATTACTTTTAAGCGTAAAAATACTATTTTTAGAAAGTGGTATAGATTCTCCCGCAGGTGCAATAGCAGTAATACCAAAAGAAAAAGCACAGACAATATCTTTAAGTGATTTTGTAACTAATCCAAACTTAGCAGGAAAAACTTGTTTAAGTCCTTGCACTGAAGTATTATTAGTATAAAATCTAGTAAAATCCCTTTTAGGAAAATAAACACGCCATTTAGGATTACCATCGGGATATTCACCAGTATAATAACTGTACGCAGGATCGTTACGTTTATAACCATACTTTAATAAACCATTTACCCATACTGTTTGTACAGGATAAATATTAAAGTATTTAAGTATTTCAGGAGTAATATTTTTACCAATTTTTCTCCAATACTTCATATCAGATTCATCCCAATGACGAATTTTTATTTGAATCTGATTTACATCTTTAATCGTAGTGTCAAGATTACGTTTATTTATAAACGTTCTTGGAATAACATTAGAATTGTACTTAAATTTATGTAAAGAAAAAGCTTTTGCAATTTCTTCTAAAACAAGTTTAAAGTTTCTACCTTTTAAGTCTGTTATAGTAGGTGTCATTCTAACAACTGCATCAAAACAATCACCCCAAAAATCACCATTAAAATCTCTAAATTTTATTTTACCATGACTATTATAATAAAACTCACACGTAGGATTAGGATCATCTCTAAACGGAGAACATATGCGTTCTCCTACAGTTACAGGAATACCAGAAAAGTGTTCAAATATATCTTCTTGTGATACAAATTTTAGTACATACTCTTTTGTTAAATCGGGTAGTATTTCAAAACTCATAGTTAATAAAAGAGTAAAAAAAAGGGTACATTTCTGTACCCTTTTATATATTTGACATATTAATTTACATAGGTAAATCAGGAATCATTGGTGCGCCACCGCTTCCAATGTTATTATCAGTAGCAACATTACCGCCACCACTTTTACTCGATTTACCTTCTTGAACAAGTGTATGATAACGTTTATCAACTTGCATAACAGGAGGTTTATTTGCACGATACACCTCTAAAAAATTAGGGGAATACGGCAATCCTGGTTTATCATTATATGTATTAATAGTAAGTAACACCCATACTGGGATTGATTTACTATCAGCAGTGAAAATAGCATCTTTTTTGTCACCATCTTCATTAAAATGCTTAACAATACCTTCAAAGAACTTGACAAAATTTGTAGTGTGCGTTTTATCAATTATTTCTTTTGAAGCTGAATCATCAATTTCCGCATACTTAATTTTAGTTGCAAGAGCAGCATTAACATCACCTGTATAACATACATACATATGTTTAATACGTTGTTGACACGCTTTTAACTTCTTTTCAAGTTTTTGATCATCGTAATCAATAACCCATTCAGTATGAACGTGTTCTCTTTCACCTGCTTTATCTTCAAAAGTAAAATTAAGAACCTTCTTCTTTTCAGAATCAACTTCTATTTCATCAATACTTACTTTTTTAAGGTATCCAAGCTGAATAGGAGAATCAGGATTTGGCATCCATTGTATTCTATTATTAGCTTTGGTTTCTTTAGTAATACCAAACATAATCTTATATCAATTAGAAAAAATTAGAGAAAAAGAAGTGGTAGTTTTAACACTACCACTTCTAATAAAAATGGATAATAAACAATACTTAAAAAAACTTAATCTTCTTCTTCGTAATCAACTTCAGCACCACCTTCTTCAGTTACACCTTGTTCAAGATCATCAAGATCTTCTGCAAGATCTTCTTCTTTAGAACGGGGAATAAGTGGAAAATAAACTACACCTTCAAATTCAACAGTTTCGTCACTTACGACGAAAGAAGATTTTTCTTTCTCTACACCGCCCATAGAAATCCAAGCATTAGAAGAAGACATTTGAAGATTTCCAGCGTTACGACTAGAAGGAAAAGCTAGTTTAGAACCAACTTGTGACAAACCTTGCTCTTCATCAGACTTATGACCAAGATACAAAGCAAACACAACTTTACCTTCTGCATCAGTACCACCTTCAACAGCAAGATACTGTTCAGCAGTAACGTTCATTAATTTTGCCACGTGAGTATTCACACGGATGATTCCTTTAGTTGGTGTCAATGTAATCACAGGCTTGCTATCCTTAGCAGGCTTTTGATTGGTTAGAGTTCCAGTAGGATTAAACATAATAATAAAAGTGTTAAATGATTAATAAAAAATAATTAAATAATTGCCTAGAATAGGCGGGGGTTAATCTTTTGTAGTAGTTTCTGTTTCAGTTTCATCAACTATAACTTCCCTATCAACGTCAGATTTGTCAATATCAATTCTTGTTTCAACTTTGTGAACTTGGTTACCATTTTTATCTTGAATAGTAACTGCACCTTCATCATCAATTGTATACGGTATTTCTTTAAAATCTAATAATTCAGTAGTTTCTAACATACCATGCAGTATATCTCCACCAATACGTCTACTACCAACAAGAGTAGTTCTATTAGTAAGCATTACACGAGTATGACCTTTCCAATTATCTCGTTTTTCCATATACGTTACAGGTAAATCACTCAATCTATAAACTTGTCTAAGTTTCATAGGTGTTCTACCGTCTTTATATGTACGAGTAAAGTTAATTATACATTCTAAATCATCAGTTTTATGTTTGATGATAAGAATTTTATCAGGTGTTTCTTTGATATATTTATTAAGCTGTGTAGATTGTTGTTCTTTAGAACCTGCAAAAGCTACTATACGATATTCTTGACCCGTAACATTTTTAATTTCTATAAGTTCATCAAAAGTGTATTTTGCACCTTTATTTAAAACATCATAGTATTCATAAACAGGTAAAGAATCTTTTTCAATTTCGTAATGTATACCAGCTTTAAGTATAAGTGCATTTGCAACATGATAGCCAATTGAACCTTTACCATCAACTATATAAATATTGTTTAATGCCATCATTTGACCAATTCCAAGCTCCTTTCCCATAAGGATTGCAGCTAGTACATCTTCAGCTTTTTTTAGGGGATTAAAATTAGACTTTGCTAATTTATCACACATCACCATAGCTTCGTCAAGAGATCGAAAAGAAAGTAAATTAGTAACAGGATTTGTTTCTGTTTCTTTCTTAACGACCTCTTTAGAAGTTTTAGTATTCTTAGGGTTATCCATTCCGCTATACTATTTGATATATGATTATGAATGAGAAGAAAACTTGATGCTTCTTTGCCGTATCATTCCATAGGGTAAAGATACAACAATTATTCACAATCACAATGATTAATATTAAAAAATTATGACATTAGTTCAAATAACGATTTTTGTTGAAGTGGTGGATTTTCACCATTAATTAAATTACTAGGTATATTTTGAAATACACCTTTATGTAACTGTTCATATAAATAAATACTACCAATATTACCAAACCTAGATTTAAGTAAATACAAATGAACTAGTTTTGCAGTGTGGTATTTTTTACTACTATAAAGTCTAATACCTAATAACTCAGGTCTATGTAAAACCATAACATTATCACAAGCCCAATACAACTGTGCTTGAGCATGAATATCAGTTTTCTTTGGAAAATGTAAAGCAGGTGTTTGTATACGTTCATCTCTTTCAATATTTCCATTAAGTTGTCCAAGCATAATAATCATAAGATTCTTATTATACTTTTTTTTCTTATCAATACAAAATTGTGCAGTAGCAGCAACAAGAGCTAAATCATCACGCATTTCACGTGTTTTTCTAGATAATAATGTATGATCGATCATTAATACAACTTTATGTTTTGGAAATTTTTCTATAACAGAATCAAGAGTATTACCTAAAGCTTCAAGACTTCCAGCAGTTTCAATATAATATATTGGCAACTTCTTCATCTTTTCAGCTTCATCTTTTAATCGTACATATTCTTCATCATTTAATCCTTTGTAACCTTTTGTATCTTTGTCATATTCAGCAGTTAATACGTGCGCATAACTAACTTCTACATCAGAAGCAAGAATCCTTACTATCTCATTAGAAGCAGACATTTCATAACAAGCGTGTAAAATAATAACTTTACTATCAAATCTACCATTTATTCTCGGGTTAGTAAAATCTTGTTTTAACATACCCAAAAAATAAGATTTTCCAGCTCCTGACATAGCAGCAATTAAGGTAACTGTATCAAATCTCCAATATTTAAGTAAACCTAAATTTAGTAAAGGAAATCTAGAAAACAAACCACGTTGTATACCACTACGTTCTGCTTCAATTTGTTCTAAGGCTTCATTAACAGCTTGTTCACTAGTTTTTAAAGCTAAATAAACTTTATCATTATTAGAGTTCAAAGGTTGCTTCATTACTTGGAGTTATTGTGGTTATTGCATCTTCATTTAAACGTTCTTTACGAATTACTCTCCATTGTTCACTACAAACAAATTTTTCAAGTTTGCAATTAATTAAATTGTGCGCTTTTGCATACTGTAAATCAAGCATAATTTTATTATGCTCTTTGCGACTATACTTAATACGTTCTAAATACACTTTACGAAATTCATTTAAATCCCATAAAGAAAGTGATGTTCTTCTCTTATTTATTACAACATAAAGAGGATATTCATCTAAAAACTCATTAGCTATTTCTTCATTAGCAAATGCACTTACAAATGCGCTACCAACAACGTAATCTTGTAAGAATCCGTTATCGTTCATTTGTACCAAATATTTTCTATCTATAAGTTCATCAAGTTCTATTTCACCAATAATAGGCGTTACCCCATCATTAATTCCATATAATTTAGCATACTTATTAAGAGTAATTTGATCAGCATTTTTAATACAAAGTAACAATAGAAATTGACGTTGAGTTAAATTATGATGAACTAAAAAATCAATATATTCAGATAAAATAATCATTGTATAGTAAATGGATTAATTTTTTTAGTGTTTTTAATTCGTATTTGCTCGATACTATGTATTGAATACGGTATAGTAGAGCTTTTTTGTTGTCGTTTTCTTAACCAGTTTTCATCTACGCTATCTTTTATATAAACATTAATAATTAGTACATTGTCATTGTACCCTTTTTCTATTCTAACAACACGTCCACGACGTTGTTTTTGTTGAATAACATTAGCAGTACCACTAGTAGTAATAGACATTCTAATACTTTCTACATTAAATCCTGCATCTAACGCAGAAGAACTAGATATAGCACCTGCTTTTCCATTTTTAATTGCATCAATAGCAATATTTTTTAATGTGGTTTTACCAAACAGTTTAATCTGACCTTCTTTATTACCACTTTTGTAAGTAATCCAATGTCCATCATCTCCTTTCAAAGGGCGAGAACTGACATTAGAGTGATATACTACACAATAATCAGAACCCATACGTTCATTAATAGATAATGCAACTTTGTCTGCAAATGCAGTAGATTGGCTAAAACAAATAGTTTTTAACTCTTTAAATTTTTCAATAATATCTGTAGTAATGCTAATTTTATTATGTGCATTATAAACAATATCTTTTCTTAATCTAATAGCGTCCATTAACAACTTAGCATATCCAATAATTTTACTTGGATTCCATAAATTATTTATTTGTATATTATTATCAATTGATAAATCAAGTGAACTTTTCCAACCATTACTTACAGCTAATGAAGTAGCCCATTGAATAGCTTTATGAAAATTGCCATTTTTATCTTCGCCACCTGTGAGACACAATATAACAAACTTAAGATTGTTATTAAATTTAGGAAGATGTAAACCAATAGCTACAGTATGTTGATCGTATTCAAGTTTTTCAAGTTGCGTAAAATCAACACTAATATTATATTCTATAAATTTAGAAATATAACCTTCTTTAATACCTTCAGCTTCATCTATTTTATCAATAACATGCCACAATTTATTATGTTTTTTGTGTCTACCCGTACTATCTTCATAAGTGGCAGTTAAACCAACATTATATTTGAATTTAATAAGAGTTTTATTGATAAGTTTTTCTCGTTCTTCAGAATAAAATAAATGTAATTCATCTACAACTAATAATGTACATACATGAATTTCTTTAGCGTTAATAAGTTCATCAGCACTAAATATTTGAATATTACATTCGTATGTTATAAATTTAGAAATCTCTATACGCCATTGTTTTTTAATAGCATCAGAAGGAACAACAATTATTACATTCTGATTAAGTAAATCTTGAAGTAAAACAGGTTTAATAATATAATTAATTGTGCCATATGTTTTACCAAATCCATAAACATAATTAAGAACACCACTACCATTTTTAATAGCTCCATGCTTTTTTGAAGTACGCCATTTTTGCGCACCTTCAGCTTGTCGAGCAGATTTTTTAGCGTCAATATTCATATTTAAGTTATTTTAAATATTTTTCCTGTGGTTTAGATTTTCCGTCAATAATATTTTTTATAGGTTCACTATTAAACTTTATAGGTATTATATGACTTTTTAAACCATTTTTGCAGTCTTTTGTTTTTTGGTTAATTTTATTCTTTTAAAATTATCATTACATTTTGAATGAGCTACACAACAAGCAGAATCCATACTTAATGTAGCTGCTATCAAATAAAAAGTTTTTATGTCTCTCATAACATTATTTTTTGTGGTCAGAGTAGGATTCGAACCTACAAGATACATTGTATCACAACACAAACGCATTGCTCATTTACCAATTTCGCCATCTGACCTATTAGCACAATTATGCTAATAATAGTTTTACTAGAACAACACAAACTAGTATTCCTAAACCTACTATAGCTAAATCAAACCGCTGATTTGCATTATAAGAAAATTTAGCTTTGTATGGGTCACCATTAGGTAACACTTCTTCAATATCATTGTCAGGATATATGTCTTTTATTTCATTAAACATATATTTTTCTTCGATAATATTGTGTTTTTTATGTAGTTTATTACGAAGTTTATAATACTGACCATCATGAAAATACGGATAAATCATACTTAACCCTACAATATTTGCAAGTGTAAAAAAAGATAGACCAGTCATTATAAAAGAAAGTGCAAGTATAACCACTATTCTTTGTTTTATTAAAAAATAATGTGGATTATATGGTTGTATTTTATCGTGGTTTTTTAAATGGAACGCATATGCTTCAAAATATACAGTTCCATTAATATACACTAAATACGCTAATGTACATATTATTAGAGTTATTATTTCAGATGTCATTTATGTTCAGTTTTTTTATATTTTTTTTATATTTTAAATAACTTATATACCCTTTTATAAGGAGTAATAATGGAAGTAAAATACAGAATATTAACAATATGCTTGATGTAACTACAGCAGGTGTAGTAAATTCTTCACGTGTATAATAACACGCAATAGCAATAGCAACTATAAAAATAGTAGCTATACTAAAATTTCTGAGATAGTATTTAAAAAATGTCATAACTTAATTAATGATTTAGTTAAAGATAAACCTACTACAAGATTAGGAGTAAGTTGTGGAGTTAATCCATACATAATACCAAAGCCTACATTTAATCCAAGCAATTTATCATTTTGTTTAATATTAACAATACGAAAATTTTCAGTATTAGTATAAGGGTTTTTATTAGTAAGATATGCAATAGGTTTTTTAGGTTTAAAGATATTTTTTAAGCCACTTTCACGTTCATATCCAAAGGCGAGTGTAAACTCATTTTCTATAGTTATATCTATATATGAACTATCAAATGAAAGCATATGACGACCAGTAACCCATTTACTAAATTGTGTTATATTAGCGTGATAAGAACCATATTTATCAACATATACTGTATCATTACTACCTTGTAAATATGTAGTAGTTGCAATAACAGAAGCTATTCCTCCACTTTTAAATAGTTTAGAATTTTTTTTAACTAATGTTTTTAATGCTATAACACTACTATCTACTTCAGCAAGATTATCTACTAAACTTGCATTTTCAACAACAAGTACACCAGTTTTAGCTACTTCTTGTCCAAGTTTGTTTTTGTACGTAATTAAAGTATCACTTAAAATATGATTGTTTGCAATCATGTTATCAAGTTTACCTTTATCGTTACAGCCTTTTTTAATAAGGACAATCATCGCCACCAATAACAGGATTAGGATTCCTCTTTCTAGGGATATATTCAGTTTTAACATAAGTATCATTTTTAATACAATCTTCAACATACTCAATATACAATCTACGTGAAAACGCAAATGCAGATTTATAACCACCCCAATAAAACTTTAAAGGGTTATCTTTAGGTGTACTTGTAATTTCATTTTCAATTAACAAGAGTTGTCGTTTAAATACATCGTCAGGCATATTACATTCTTCAGCGTATCTAAATATAGCTACAGTCCAACCTTTCCAATAAGATGCAGAAAAGTCATTAGACGTACTGAAAGGGAGGGCTTTATTAAGCCTTTTATACTCCCCATCAACACGTTTATTAAATATAGATTGAAAATTACTCACTTGTAATAATATGTTATTTTTATAACACCTACAAAAGTACCAGCGTTAGGTTTAAATGAACTTGTAATAATATCAGCAGCTGCTACATTAGAATTATCTCTATAGTCATTAAGTATTTTTGCTAGTTCATATTGATCGTATTCAAATGCTGAATACGCATAGTGTGTTAATTTTGAATGAGCCATAATTAGTCTTTTATCCAAGTGTCGTTAATACTATAATCAACACCCATTTTTGTGAAACTTAAATATTTATTTGGAACAGATACCATTACATCAGCTAATATTTTGCCAAATTCAATAGCTTGAGAAGGATGTATATCATAAACAAGTTCATCATGAACTTGCATCATAAAATTAGCATCCCAATGTTCTTCATCAATTTTTCTGTCCATTACTACCATAACTTCTTTAATCATGTCAGCTTGTGTACCAGAAATAGGAATATTACGTGCAGCTCCATCAATATCTTTTTTAGCTTTCCAATCTAATTGTGCATTATTTTGTAAAGCGTAAATTACATCAATAAACCATACACGAGAATTAGTACGTTCGTTAATTACAAGAAACCCTTGTTTAAGAGCTAATCTTACATTATTTTCAACATACTTAAAAGTGGGAAAAATTTCATTTCTAATACTGTCAATATAAATTTGACCTTCATCTTCATTTACATTTATAGTTTTAGCGGCTTTAGTTCTTTTACAGCCGTATACACTACCAAATGTTAAATTTTTACCAGATTGACGTTTACTACTGTTTTCAGTTTTGCTAACATTGTAAGTAAAATACTTTCTAATAAATTCTAAAGCATTTGCATTAGTTGAATTTTCAATTTTATAAAGTGTTTCTGGGTCTTTACGTTTTACTCTATACGTTTCAACTGTTCTCCACAAATTCATAGACTTTCCAGCACGATATAGAAATATATTTTTCCAACCTTGTGTTGCCATGTGACTATGAATATCTTTATTAGTTAAAGCTAACAATCGTTTATCTTTAGCTTTATCTCCCATAATAGTTACTTCTGCTCCTGATAAATCAGCAGTAACTACTTTATAACCTTTTCTACCATATATACAAGTACGATACTCAGAATCTCTAGGTATATTTTGACTATTAAATTTATCGGGTTGTGATAAACCTCCACCACTTTGAAATCTACTATTTGCAGCATTTGCTTGACGATATATTGTATGAAACTTTTTACTAACAGGGTTCTTATTATCAAGAAAAACTTTACCAAATGTATTCATTCTAGTTTTAGTAGAGTTGTATGTAATTAACAAGTCAATAAATTCACGATGTGGTATATCAGGACTTGCAGTTACATATAAATTAAGTGCATCTTTACCTGTTGTATAACTATCATTAGTTACTTTACCTTTTTTATTTAGTCGTGGTGTAGATATTTCATCTAATTTATTAGGTAAAGGAAATCCTAATTTAGCCATTATTTCAACAACTTGAGTAGAACTTCCCCAATTAACATTACCAGCATTAAACTTTACTTTAGGTGGGTGTTTTTTATTACCCTGTAAAGATTTTTCAAAAGATACTGTATTACCAAATAAGTCAACTTGATCAAGAGGTTCTTGTCTTACACGTTCTCTATCAAATTTACCTCCAAGTAAATACAATTTATTTTCATCTTTTAAATATTCATCTCGATAAGTTATTAGCAATTTATCCATATTACTTTCTAATTCAAAAACTAAATCAGAATTTTTCTTATATTTTGCTAACCACTTTTCTTCATTAATATTAACACCATCATTTTCACCTTTTGCAAGTACGTGAATTAATGGAAATTCAATACCATGAAGTAGAAAATTCATATTATACTTCTTAATACTTTCATCAAGTTTATCTTTAAGAAGAAATAGTAATTTTACATCTCCACCAATATAATGGATGTGTTTATCTTTAAAAACAAATTTACCAAGTGTTTTTCCAACAAATTCTATTCTTATACGTTTGTCCATTTCATAAGGTACAATACCCAATTTACGTTGAAGTAACCCTACAAGACTACGAGAATACCCTGTATTTTGTGTAGTTCTTTGATCAGCTATCATAGTATCATAAAAGTTTTTACATACAATACCTTTGTTTTGTAAAAACTTATAATCAAACTTAACATTATGATTTAACCACACTAGTCCGTCTTTAAAACACTTTTCTAATAAAGGAAGTAAATTTACAGTTTGCATATCAACAGCAAAAAGAGGACTATTTCTAGTACATATTCCAGCTGCTAATACATCATTTACATAACTATCAAGTCCAGTAGTTTCAAAATCCATTGCAAACACAGGCTCTGCAGAACCTACTATTTTACTAAATTCATAGCTTAACATAGTAAGTCCTGCATCACCTGATATTATAATAACTTCAGATAATTCTTGATCTGTATTACTATAATTTGTTACAATAGACGTATCAGTATATTCACCGTCTGTAACAAAATATAGTTTATTTTTCATTCCGAAAAGATTTACGTGTAGACCAGCTAAATGCACGTTTACGAAATGTAGTTACTCTTTTTGAAGAACTACGCAATGTTTTTTTTCGGTTATTTTGGCTATTATTTAGCATAAGATTACCTGAATCTCTGGCTCTATAACCACCTGGTTGTACTTGAGTATTTACTAGTACAAAATACGCTGCGCCTGGTAATTTTCGTCTAGTACCTGTAGGAACACCTTTACTAACCAAATGGCTATTAAATTTCCAATACTTTTCAGGTTTATCAAAATTCTTAGATTCTTTCATAACAACAGTTTTTGTAGATTAATAAAAATTAGCATAAACTAGCTATTCATCGTGGTTTACCACATTAACACCCTTTATAACATTTGTTTTATAGGTGACTATAATTTCTCAATGAATTTTTTTGCTAGCTTAAATATATAACAATGTTTTATTACTAGCTCTAGTAATTGCAACATAAATTAATTTATTTCTTTCAATAGGGTCTCTTTGACGCATAATATTACGTAAATTAACAATACAATTGGTATATGTACTACCTTGCGATTTATGTACAGTTATACCATAACCGTAATCAATATCTTTACCGATGTAAGAAGGTTTTTTATGATACTTTTCTCCAGCAGTATTATTAAGTTGCCCTAAAACTATTTTATATTGTTTATAGTTATAAAACTGTTTCCAACCAGTTCTATCAACAAGAGCTTCTTTTAAATTTAAATTGAATACACGTTTAAATTCTTGAACACCTTCAGGCGCAACAATAGTTATTATTTTAGTATTAGCTTCTGTACCTGTTAAAGGTTTAATACTTACTCTATACATATCTATTTTTGAGTAACCTTCTTCTTCCAGTCTACTATCATATTCCATTAGTTTACAACTAGTAACTAAGTATTCTTCGGAATTTACAATTAATGCACTATTGTCATTTAATAGTATATGCTTATAACCAAATAACAGTTCTCCATTTTCAATATATTCAGGTTCATCAAACATTAGTTTTCTAATCTTCTCATTAAAACCAGATACATCTACATTAGTCCAAGCAATATATTTAGCATATTGTTTATTTAAATCAAAATGATCGGATTTAAATAACTTTTTTGCTTCTGTAGCAAAAGATAAATCGTCTAATACACTATAACCTTCATCTTCAACTATCCCATTTCTGTTCTCTTTAAGATAATCTATCATAGTAGACCCACCAGTATCAATATCATTAATAATTCTTTTGATAAGATTTACAGTAGGATTTAATTCAGATTGACGTACTATTTCAGTAAGTTTTATAATAATATCTGAATCACGAAGTGCAGTAGAATAACTTTCTTTCACGGGCGGCAATTGATAATCATCACCTACAAAAATAAGTTTAACTCTACATTTAGCAGCTTCTTCTTTAAGATATAAAGTAAGTTGTTTAGATAACATTGAGCTTTCATCAATAATACCAACACCATTACTAAATTCACCTATTTTAGCATCTTCTGTTCTTTTAAATTTTGGATTATTATAGTCAAAATTTTCTAAATCAACAGTAGGTCTAAGTCCAAGTAAAGATTGAATAGTCAATCCTTTACGAGAAGTTATTGCTTGTATAACTGATTTAGCTTTATGTGTAGGAGCACTTACAAAAATAAGTTTTTGCATTTTAGCAGTACGTCTTAAATAGTCGTCAATAATAGTAGTTTTGCCAGTACCAGCAAAACCTATCAGTGAAGCAGACAAATGATCTGATTTTTCAAATTCTAACAATTTATTTACCGCTAGTGTTTGCCCGCTTGTTAATGTTATAGACATAGGAATAGTTTTTTGAGTAGTTGTCCGTGAAACAAATTATTTTATTGTATCTATAATAGTAGATTAACATTATACACACATTTGCTATTATAGTATTTGCGCCTGTGAATGGAAGTATACTCATCCATTTTGTATAATATTTAGCAGCATTCTTTACATCTGATACTTTATCTAAAGTTAGAGGAAATATTTGCTTAATTTCTTTAGCAATTTCTTTATCAAAATTTGCTATAATTTTATCATCTTTATCTACAACATATTTTACAATGTTTGTAAATAAAAATTTATTGCCTAATATATTAGCTTCAATATTACCAACTCTTAATCTACATAAATAAGAGTTATTATACATCAATGCTTCAGCTAGTTCCATAATAGCATTTAAAGACAATTCTGTTAAATTATTTGGATTACGCCAAATCTTAATAATCGCTTTTACAGTGTTATAAAATTGACTATAGGCTTTCTCATAATCTGAATCACACGTTAACCGTATTGTTGGTGACATTTTATCGTTATAACCGTACACAAGGCAGCAAAAGTCTTCTAAATCTATACATTCGTGCAGTTTAACGTCTAATTTATGCGTCAATACGTCTTTTCCGTGTTCGGTATGTACTGAATAAATCATGTATTACGGGTAAATGGTAAGGTTAGTATGCTACAGAGCAGTATACAAAGGGTTAAAAAGTATCTTTATCAGTATTTACACTTGTACTTGTAGGTTTCTTAACGTCCTTTATAATCTCTATTGTACTTAAATATCTTTTTCTTTCATTGTGTATTGCCTTCCAATGTTGTACTTTTTCTTCAGCTTGTTTTACGTGCAATTTTGCATCGTTAAGTAATTGATCTATTTTACTAGTCATAATTTAAATATTATAATGTTATTTTACAATAGATTCTCTATTATACTCTAAAAAACATTCGTTATATAATAAAACTTTAATAGTTTCTTTTACTTCAATAACATATCTATCTACATTAATTGAATAATTAAAAGTAGGGTTTTCTTGTAATACAGTAAAGCTAATTTCTTTTCCTTTCTTAACAATGTTTTTAACCATATCGTCAAGTTTACTATATTCAGCTTTAACCATTACAGCTTCTTTTTCACTTATAAGACTTTGTTTTAAAGCAGCATCTAATTTTTTATTATGTGTATTAGATGTAGTTACACGTTTAACAGTAGGATTAGACTTACTATTACTTTGTTGATTTAACGTACCTTTAGGTTGAAACATAACATTTAAAATTAAATATAGGCTAGCAATTAATAATTACTAGCCTATATTATTTAGTATTTCTTTTTTACTACAAAAGGTACTTTTCGCATACCTACTTTTTGAAGGTAATCTACTTTACCAAGTACGTAAATACCTACACCATCAGATATAGAAAATTCCGTAGCACCTAGTCTTTCATTACCCATTACTTGACCAGGAAGTTTACCCCCATTGTTACCAACAACACGTAATGCGTGTTCAACTTTGTCAAATTTAGATTTAAAATTACGTAATGCAATTTTACTACGACGAATGTTAGTATTTAATACAACATTCTTGTTCGGTTTGCTTTTAATCTTAGCCATTTTTTTTAATGTTACAGTATCAAAGATACTAAATTAATTTTACAATACCAACTATTTTATTTGTGTTGTTTATAGTAAGTATATAGATTATTATTGGTATTAGGGTTGGGTGATTGTTATTGAGGTGTTAGGAGGTGCTAAAGTGTAGTTTGATAACAATCTAACACCCTTACTACTATCACCACACACTGCACTAGATCTACGGCTATGTGTAATAAATTGATTACCATTTACACCTATTAATTGGGAAATATTCCCAGTAATCTTATTTTTACCTAAACAAGGTAAATCAGCTACTTTAACATCTTTTAAGTTGGGTGTTTCTTTTTTTATTTCTATATCGTAAGCCATAATTTATAGTAATTCAGTATTTATTTTATTGTTAATTTAACAATGTTTTAATATAATTAACATTGTGTTTGCGATCACAATATTCAATATATAACAATTTAACAGTTTGTGAATCACCATCTACCATTGCATTTATAAATGCTTTTCTAAAATAATTAGCTGCACTTACATTTATAATAAGAAGTTTTTTTGTGTGCTTAAAATCCTTTATCAAACACATCATTTTTTCGTGTGTTGTAGGTAACAATATAATAGCCATTATTCTACGATTTTTACGACTACTCCTTTATAAGTGGCAATACCATCTAAAGTTGTAAGTCTATTGTTAATAATTATAGCTGTATCATTGATAAAACGTACAGTTATAGCATCGTTTATATCATAATAAGGCTTCCCTTGTAATTTAAATGGTATTTTTACAGTATCTTTTTTTAAAACCACTGTAGCTACTATTACATGAGAAGTAATAACAGGTTTTGTTGTAACATTTTCAACACTTTTGTCCGATGTGTAAATAAAAGCACCTGTTAATAGTATTAAAAAAAATGTTAACACTGCTTGTATAGAAGATTGAATTTCCATTATGGTATATATTTTAAATTGTGCTTAAATAAAATGTACATTACATTATAAAAAACTCCGCTTTTTATTTGCTTTAACGCATTTATTGGTATTGAATTATGTTCTATTGCATAATTCAATCGTACAGTTATATCAGCAACAGTTTTAAAACTGGCGTGCCATGTTGGTCCAAATAACCATGAAAATTGATACGTATTATCAAGTTCACAAAATTTTGTAGCCCATTCTGTACAATTTGTAGATTTGTATGCGTTTTCTTTTGCTATTTCTGCATACAAATCTAAATCTAATATTATAGAATGACCTATTATACAGGCTACTGTATTACAGTCTGTAAGTTCTTTTACTGCTTCTGGGTCAATTTCTTTTGTTCTGAAATCTAAAAGTATATTAGAAGAACTTCCAAATGTTCTCATATCAATACGATCTTCTGGTATTGATTGAATGTAATTACGTATTCTTTTTAAGTTTTGGATATTCATAATTGTAAATATTAATCAAGTGGTGGATATACATTTGAATACGCGATGCATCCAATAACATACATAAGTACAACAATAAATAATAACATTTTAAGATGCTTACTTGATGGTATAGAATCAGAAGAATTTCCTGCAGCTATAAGTAATACAACCGATGCAACTACTCCAATTATTAAACAAATAACAAATAATGTAAACATGAGAATAGAATTAAGAGGTTTGTATTAAATTTTCTTCTTTTAATAATATACCTATTTGATCAGATACATCTTTATGAAAATAGTATAAATGATGCTTACAAAGATGTACAGCAATTTGTTTAAACGTGTACTTTTCATTATCATTTAACTCTGTTAATGACCGTAAAAATGGGTCTTTATGATCAGGATAGTGTGGATAACCAACGTGAGTTATTAATCCTACGCTTGCTGTAAATCTTGCATCTGTACCTGCAACAAAGCTATAATCTTTTATGTTTAAAATTGTACACCCTACACCTAAACAACAAAAACCTACTTTTGCATTTCCAAGTTTACTATTTCCTTGTTTAGCTTTTGTTGCTAACAATTCTTTTATCCATATTATAGCATTAGTTGCTTTTTGAAATGGAGTTAAAAGTAATATTTCGTGCGCTTCTAATTGAACTGCATTTTCTAACGACTTACTCATAATTAAAAATTTAAATGGTTAAAGTTAAAACGAGAATAAAAATTAATAGCAGTGTTAATAAACATACATGAGTATGTTTAAGTGGATACATATTAGTATAACATATTGATACATTATACCATATAGAGCGAATAATACCTATTGGAACAAATACTAACATAAATACACATTCATCTATCCATGCTGTTGTTGGTGTCCATTGCATAATACTATGTTTTTGGTACTATTGGTTTATGAATATATGCAACATCAATGCCTGTAATATAGCATATTCTGTCGTACTGTTTGTTCTCAAATAAATGACGTAGATGTAGTGCTACACCGTCATGTTCTGCCATCAGCTTGTGAAGTTTTTGCATGGGTGTAGAAGAAAAGTCTAATTCTTCAAGTAATGCATCAGCAAAAGTGTTTATAGATATTTCTGAACCTACTAATCCGTGTTTCTTTGTATTAGTAGTTTTTAAACAATGCCTACTTATTAAGGCTACTATATCTTGCTTTTTCATAATTAAGAATTAACTGGAATTAATAGAGCTTTAGATGTAAATACATCTTTAACATCTTTTGTAGATTTGTCAAATAATAACATTTCTTCTACTACAGCAATTAAACCATTGAGTATATCTTGACGTACAATGTTTGGATGTAATGTAGGATAAGATAGATAATGATGTTTAGCAGTTGTTTCAAATGTGTGTTCAATTATTCTTAATTCGTCAATAGTAAAATTTGTTTTAAGTAACATTTTTTCTATTGCACCTGTTAATTTTTCTGGATAATATCGTTGTACACCCTTGTGTGTTGTTACAAACACTCGTACCCAGTTTGGTATAAAGTTGTCTGTTACGTAATTTAACATATCCTTACCAAATTGTTGTGTTGGATGTTTACGTACACGTACAGAATTTGCTGCTGCTATCATATTACCTACTGCACAAGCTGAACACGTACCTTTTACAATAGTGTCTGTTTCTAATGCTTTTAAAAATACGTTTATTGAAAGTTCTGTTCTTGGTTTCATAAGACATCGTTATTATGCAAGTGATAAAAATCTGATATTAATGTTAGATTTACTAAATCTAAATGTATTTGATTTTGTACATCAATACCATTTGAAGTAAATACAATTATTTCAATTGCAGATGCTCCTAAAGTTACATATGCACCGTCACCTATATAACTTGCATCTACTAACAATCTTTTTAATTCTTCTGATTGTTCCATTTTGTTTATAGTTTTTGTAAGTAGTTTGATAACACATCTTCTATTGCAGATTCTATTATTTGGTCTTGTACAAATGTAGTTGAGTTTACATCTTTATGTATTCCCACTAATTCATCATTCAAAGGCGAAATTAGTAATGAATTAACTTTCTGTTGTTGTACTTTAACTGCATTTACACTGTCTACCATTGATGTACTTGTAGATTCACTTGAATCTTTTTTGCGTCTGTAGTTAATTACACTTGATACAAATATGCAAGTAAACATAAATAAAACACCCAATAAAAATGCTAGTATTTGTTCTATTCCTAAATTAAGCATCTTTTAAAATGTTTAGTAGTTGTGGTAATGTAGTTAATTCCTCGTCAAATAGTCTTACATCATGTCTATAAGTGCAGTAAAAAGCATCTGAATAAATAACTAATAAAACTTGTTTTTCGTTTGGATAAGAAGGGTCTATTTTTGCAACATCTGCTGCTTTTAATACTTCTTCTATTGCTGCAAGAGGTTGTTCTTCGTTTATTTGAACGTGCATTTTTTCCATTTCTTTTTCTTTAATGATTATAAATACTTAAATAAATAATAACTCTCACAAGGTTGCACCTTGACAAGAAACAAAGGCTCTATAACTAGATTGAGCAATAACAATGTTTATCTGATATGGTTAATCACCCGCAATTGGATGAAAGTTACTATAAAAAATGCAGTGGACTTGAACCACTATTAATAATGCTTATTTAAAAGTGGATTATTAACCTCGCCCATAAAAGAGACATTTTAAATGTTTAATGATTAGTCCCACATATCAACCGCAGGCACAAACTTTTGTTTGAAGTGATTGTACACTTCTGGTATATGCTTTTTGTAGTATGGTTGCTCACTCATACACCATTTTTTTAGTGCATTAAGATCTTTTAGCTTTTGATAACCGAAAGTTATTTCCAGTTCATCAATGAAGTTTTGGACTGTCCAACCCTCCCATATATGTCTCGTGTTGTCACTCATGGCTTCCAAGAATCAATACATAACGGACGTTCAGTTGTACGCATTTTGCGCATCTTACCATCTTTAGTTTCCCACACATTTTTGTATCCCTGTGTTGTGTGTTTAGTTACACATGATGTTACCATCATAGATACTACTACTAATACTAATATTTTTTTCATCTGTTGTAGGTATTAAAACAATGAATTGAAATGATGATACTAATTCTCGAACATACTACGTGCATAAGGACGAACAGTACCATCGTCGGCTGTAATAAATACATTATCACCTGCATCTGTTCGCAATACTATGTATTCTTTAGATACTGTTAAGAATTTCATTTTCTTTTCTTCAGGTAAAAACTTTGCTGTTACTCGCTTGCTCATAATTCTTATTATTTATTTAATTGTGTGAGGTATTAACCATTTAATTCTACCTGTAACATTATTTTTAATACGTGCTGTAGATACAGTTTCATCAAGTATATCTTTATAAGACAATGCTTCTTTTAATGTTTTTACATTCTCAACAATACTCTTTACATTACCTGTCTTATTAAAAATGAAATTAATAGTTACAGTATATCTTTTCATACTAAGTTTCATAATGCTAATTTTTATGATGATACAAATACTACAATTAGTGTGCTGTTCTATACACTAGGTATTTCTTCTAATTGTAATAAATGTTATTGCCGACTAAAGCATAAGAGTAAGACTAACATTCCAAAGTTATAAGGAAACGCTTGTGAAAGTTAATACATAATAAACTCTGATACTATCATTAGTTCAAGTATCTGAAGTAGTAATAAATAGTGTGAATAGTATTAATACATTATTATTATTAATGCAAATAGCTACTCTAATACTGTTAGTTATACGCTTATCTTGAGTAATTGCATAAATACAGTGAGTATATGTCACTATATTATGTGTACAAGTATAGTATAAACTTATAATTAGGGATTGTGTGTATGCAAATACTATTGAATATAGTATTGTATGTGTACGTAGACTTGTCAATGTATCTATACCTTATATATAATATACACTAAATATTGACATATACTAATTAGTATGGTATGAATATACACTAACACATTCGTTTTCTTTCGATCAATGTCAATGCTAAGATACTAGTATTATTATAAGTATTAAATCAAGTAGTATCTGCACAATATCATTAATCATGCAAATACTACTATCATTGTTAATCTACAACCTCTTTCTTAAACGTACTTCTGCAATTTCATATGTAGTATTGCAATCATAACACCTATACTTGTATACAACTGCATCACTGGAATCATATCTACTACCAAGAAATGTAGTATTGCCACTAATACATTTTATATCATTGCAATATCTACGAGATTCATCACAGTCTTTAGGTTTTACTTGAGTCCAATCATCATATTCGTTATGATCTGTAAAGAATATGAATGCAATACCAATACAAGCCATCAATTGAGCCATAAGTAATACTGGCATAGTAGTACTGAATACATCACCATACAATTGTATGAATAATATTATTAATACTATTGATAGTAGTATAGTTCTAATCACTTTAGAAAACTTAATCATAATTTCTGTGGTATTATTTGTGTTGTTAATTCTAAGACATTAATAAAGAGACAAGTCTGAGACATTACAGTGTTCGCGCTGTAAGTATGATTAGACTATGCTTACGTACACACACGTAATAACTACGTATGCGTACATTAGTGACTGCTCATCAGTACCACACCATCACGTGTGATAGACGACGATAGTATCGCTACTATCGTCGTTTCGCATATTATGCTGTCTTGCGACGGCTTCTACGTCCAACAGGAGCAGTAGCTTCTTCAGTAGCTTCTTCAGCGTCACCATCAACAGTATCATCTTCATCAGGATGATTACCGCCAACCTCTAATGCTGGTTGCGCACTAGCACCAACGTTAGCAGAAGGAACAAACCCTCCGCATAGCTGTGCCATTGCCTGACCAGCTTCCTTTGCAATAGCAGAACGCAGCATCGCGTTATCACTACGGGAGATGGTAAGAAAGCGTTCAACACGAAATTGGTCAGCCTTACGTTTGAGTGTAGCACCAACTTCGACAGCACCGCTAACGACAGCAGTAGAGTTTGCATCAGCAATGTATGTGCTACCAGCATTGTGGAAGATAATGTCTCCACTAACTCTACCGCCAATGAAGCGTTCACGTAGTTCAACGAGTTCAACGTCAGCTAATCTAGTAGCAGTGATGCCTGCATCACGAAGGTCAATCAGTGCCACCTTCTCACTACGGTAAATACCAGTAGTATGGTTAGCAACATCAATAATCATAGCAGGCGCGTTAGTTCCAATCTGAGGTAACAGACGCACGTTAGTAATGGTAAAAGTATTCATAAGATTTGTGTGTATTAAGATAATGTGAATAAATAGTGATGACGCTCGAATACCCACGGGTACTTTCATGTCAAAAATAAGTAAGGGGGGTTGAATCAAGGTGGGTAGTACACTTAGTAATCATATGTACATACGGGGGTATACAAACAATGCGACTACAAACATAAAGCGAACTAACAACATTTATAATATAATTTATATAATTTTTTTAAGTCCCATCCATATTAGTATTTATATAAATATATAAGACACAAAAAAAGGCTACAAAGTATTAAACTTTATAACCTTTTTCATGTATGTGGAAAAATCATGACAAAACCACATAATAAATAGTAAACAAAATACTACTACGTTTAATAGTATTCGTGTTAGACAGCACTTATAGAGTACGGACATACTCTTTAAACTAGATATACAAGTTAAGTTATATTTATTAAAATACCTAATTTATATTACATTATTATTTAGTTGCGCCTTTGAATAAGTATGTAAAAGAAAAAGATGGTGAACGTTTCCACCATCTTTTCTTGTTAACCAAAACCACTCATATACCCTCATATACCCTCATATATGAGATACTCATAATTCATAGTAGTGAGTTAAGTATAAGGGGGAGTCACTACTTCCCCCTCTAACTTAGACAACTTAAAACACAAATCACCAGCTATGAAACTAGTATTTTTAATTAAATAAAACTTGTTTATATAAAAGATTACCTTCAGACATTTGACTATGATATGCAGTAGTTAATAAAGCGCGAGTAGCGGCAAAATCAACATCTTCTTTAATTATAGTTTTAGCAGACATTATAATAGGTGCAAATTGATTCATATTAGTAAGTCTACTAGATGCTACTATATTTATATTAAAATTATAAAATACAGCATGAAAGTTTATTAGTTCATCTTTAGGAACTATAAGTGTTTTTATCCAATTAGTATTATAACTAATTTGTTCTACAATATGATCAAAATTCTCCATAACATTGAGATTTTATCTACTTTAAGATACATATAATATTTGTAATTAGCAAATATAAATCGTATATTTATAGTATGAATAATGAAGTAGATATACTTAATGCAATAAATAGAGATGTGAAACGTGAACATGATGTTGACGTATCTACTGTTGTAATTAAAGCTACTTTAATTAAATATTATAATGAAGTTGCTAAATGTTTAAAATGTAAAGAGTCTGTTGATTTAGCTAAGTTGGGAAGATTCCAATTTAATAGTGATGGTTATTTAATTTATAAGTATAAGGAATTAATGGAGAATAAATTAACTCCTGATGAAATTGATTATAATATTAAACATAATACTCACATTACATATTTAAGAAAGCATCATTTAAATATATTTAGAGAATACTATGGTTAAGCTTTTTGTACTTAAAGATGATGAAGTTACATTCAATAGAGATGAAGTTCTTTTACATAAAGAATTTGATGCTTTGTGGCGCGTTGTAAAAAAGAGTAAAGACGATGCATACGGTAGAAAGAAATTGTATAATAGAAAAGCTATACGTTTTATATACTTTATGTGTGATTACCAGTCTCCTTATTTTGAAGCTGGTTTTACATACAACGTACTTATTCAAAAATGTGCTAAAGAAGCTGGCTTTCAAAGTAAGGATAAGTTCTCGATTACAGACACCCTTCAAACGGCGATTGAAAAGTATACAGAATTACAAAATGTGTCTTCTTTACGTCTACTTAAAAGTTCACTAAAAGGATTAGCTTTAAGTAATGATACTATTGAGTACCTTACTGAAGTTATGCAAAAAACTTTAGATGAACTTAGACAAATTGATCCTAATACTGAAAATGCAGTAGACAAAGATTTAATTGCTACAAAAATGGGAACATTGATGGGCAATATTGGAAAAATACAATCTATTAGTGCTGACATCCCTAAGTTAGTTGATAGCTTAGAAAATGTTAGAAAGAAAGTAAGACTTGAAGCATCTGAAAAACGTGAAAAAGCTGGAGGTGGTGCTATAAGTGATAGAGAACTTCCAGGATATAGAAAAAGATTAAAAGAAAATGAAGGAATAGTAGATATTGGACTAGAAAAACTAGATCAAAAAATAGTAATAAAAATGGATTAATGCAATTAGAAAAACGGACAATTTCTTTTAATGCAAAAGAACATAAATATTCAGACGAAAAAAATACTGTATATACTTCAGTAACAACTGTAATAGGTTTTTATAAAAAAGCTTTTGACAGTGAATATTGGGCTGCATGGAGTATGGTTAGAGATAGTGGTTTACCATGTAAGCCTTCTCCTGAAACCCGTGAAATTATAATTAATAATAAGCATTATACACTAGAAGAAGTTATAACATCTAGCGTATTATCTTTTAAATATACTGTTGAAGAATTAAAAGCAGAGTGGGCTAAAATTACTGCCGATGCTTGCGCCCGTGGAAATGAAACTCATGACTATCTTGAAGATAGTATAAATATGTTTAGTAATAGTGGGTCTTATAATATTGCAGATATAAAAGATTTGAATGTGTCAAAACCCGGTATAAATACTGACGGGTATGCTCTTAAAATCACTAATATAGAAGAACTTGAAAATTCTCCTATGCAATTAAAGTACCCTACTGTATACGAGTATATATATAACGCTATTATGCAAGGCTTCACCCTATACGCTGAAAAACGTGTATACAACCCTATTTTAGGACTTGCGGGTATGATTGATGTATTCTTGGCTAAAGGAAAACACTTTATAATACTTGATTGGAAAACTAATAAAGATTTACTTCGTTTTGAATCTGGGTACTATAAAAAAGCGTGGAAAGATGTTAATGGTGTTCGTCGTAAGGTACGTACTGAACATTGGATTAAAAATGAGAATAGATTGTTATATCCTATTGGTCATTTAGATGAATGTAAAGGTTCAGTTTATAGTATGCAATTAAGTTTGTATGCTTTTCTATGTGAATGTTGGGGTATGGTACAGTTAGATTTACAACTATGTCATATTAGAAGAAATGAAGATGTAGAATTTTCTCCTTTGTTTTATCAAATACCATATTTAAAAGAAGAGGTTAAAAATATGTTAGTTGACTTTTGTGAAAAAAATTGTAATACTGAAGGAGTTAAATATTTAAACACAATAAAATAAATTACTATGAAAGAGTTTTTAGAAAACTATCGTAAAAGTTTAGATGCGCAAGGTAGAATACTTGTTTCTGCAAGAGAATCATTACCATCATGTACGCAAGAACTTACTTCTGCTATACGTTGTATGTTTGTAGCAAAAGCATGGACTGGTAATATGTGTAGTTATTACGGTGGTACATCCCCGTATGCAAATGACGGTAAACGTCAAACTGTAAAAGATATTGAAGATGCAGATGCTAAAACTTATCCTTTAGGTGTTGAAGTAGGAGATGGTGTTAAGTTTATTGATGATACTAAACAAGGAATAGCTGAATTAATTGCAGAATTTACTGATCAATATACGGCTGTTAAAGTTACACCTTTACAAAAAGTTTGTTTTAATAATATTTATTCTAATTTAGTTGAAGCTAGATTTATGCTTGGTTTTGCATTAAGAGCAATTAAAGACACAAAATCAACTATTTACCTGTAAAAAATACAGTAATTAATAAGACGGACTAACTTTTTAATAGTGCTGAAACTTTCACTCTAAATACTAAAGTTATGAAAATTTTATTGATTACTGTTATTACTTTTTTTCTTTTTAATTCTAATGCTATGATTTATAAAAAAGTAGATATAGACGGTAAACCGTATATAGAAAGTACATTTAATAACATCAATATAACTATGGCGGCTAATTCTTTACACGCCCTCCTTGATAATAATAAAGCTATGTCAGATAATAATAAAGCTATGTCAGGTGATTTTGACAATATGTCGATAAACTCTTCAAAAGTAACTACTAATAAAGAAAAAAAAATACGTCAAGCACCTTCTGAAACCATTAGAAATATAAATGGGGCTTTACAAATTAATGGTCTTGATATTAAATTTAATGAAAATTGTTCAATTGTTGCAGAAGACCTTGTAGGTAATAGTTTAGATAATTATTATATAGGTCGCGTAAAAGTTACAGATGTAGATAATAATGTTGTATTTGAAGATGTATATGTACCTGATGTAGCAGCGTTCATGGATTTTATGGCTTCATATGGCGAAATAAATCAAGGTCCTGTATATAGTTATAATGATGACACAATTGTTAACACGGCTGATTTATTAATTGCAATAAATTCTTTTGGAGATACTGCACCACCTGAATACCAATTACCTAATTTAGAAAATGCTTGTGTATTAGGTAAATTTAGTTCTGGATGGTTTCTTGACATGGATGATTGGGAAGCAAGTTTTATTAAGGTTACACCTATTGATGAAATAGATAATTCAAATGTTCCTAGTCCTATTAATACATTTTTCTTTGAAGGTTATAAAGAAGGTCAATTTTACAAAATTTATTTTTATTCTAAATCTAATATTTAATTAAAAACTACTATGAAAATTCTTATTTTACTTGTTGTTGCAACTATTTTATTTTTTGCAGAGGAAATTAAACAATTACTTACAAAAAATAATGTTGATTATAATGACCCTCTTGAAGACGTATTTAATACTGTATTTTTAAGTTTAGGGGGTAGCAAAGATACAGATAATATGATCTCTGTAAATGAACTCCCTATACCTGCTGGTGCAGCTAGAAGTGCTATACCTTCACGTAATAATATAAATATTAATATAGAACCTAAAACTAATTTAACTTTACTTGATTATTTAGACCCTAATGAATACTTCATTAGTAAAATGACTAGATATAACGGGGGTATAGTAAATGAAGTTTTACAAGTTGGTACTATTGTAAGCTCATTTGATTTACCTGTAAATTATTTAAGCAGAATTGCAAACGTATTTGTTAATGAAGGTTCAACTAAAAATTACGTTACTTTTGGTTTAAACCATTTACCTGCTGCTGATGTTTATCTTGATACCAATAAAAGAGAAATGTTTATTGTATTACCAGCATACAATTTAGTTATTGTGTATACTATTTTACCTATAGCGGTTGATTTAGAACCTGTTGCCGGAAAAGTTGATGTAAAGTTTAAGCCTTCTCAAACGTTAATTGCTAAAGATTATAAAACCAGCAATGTTAAGAATATGAGCACAATAAATGGGCAAATCATCCCACGTGAACATATGTCAAGAATTGAGTGGAAATGGAATGGTAGCTTAGTTCAGAAAAATGTAAACTATGTTACTTTTGGGTATCCTGGGGCTGTTTCATATAATATTCCATTAAATGTTGGAACCAATGTTGGTAAATTAGAGTTGTCTTTTGTTTATAACAAAGCTGTGTTTAGCACTACATCTTTAATGAATATTATTCGCGAATAGTATTTAAATAATATTTACATAATAATTTTAAAAAGGCTAGTTTATTCTAGCCTTTTTTTATACCTTAGAATATGGATAAATTAGCTATAAGAGAAGCATTACATAATTATCATATTATTGTTGATGCTGGACATGGTTGGGATACTGCTGGAAAACGTAGCACTGATGATTCATTAAGAGAAAATGAATTTAATAGTGCTGTTCAAGACAAAGTAGGTTTTATGTTAGGTGTGTCTGGTGTAAGTTATACTATGTTAGCAAATGGTTGGAAAGATGAAAATCTTAATGATCGAGTTAATGAAGAACATCGTATATTTTCTGAAACTGGAAAAACTGTATTAGGTATTAGTATTCATGCAGACGCGTTTACAGAACCTACTGCACATGGTATTACTACTTTTTATTATAGTAAGTCTGGTAAAGAATTGGGTATTTCAATTCATGATAAAATTATGCACCGTAATATTGAAAATAAAACCATTGTAAAAAATAGGGGTGTACGTCAGCAAAATTTTGCTATGCTTAAAAGAACAAAAGGTATTTGGATTCTTTTAGAAAGTGGTTTTATGACTAACGTAAGAGATTTAAATTATCTATTACGAGATTCGTATAGAAATGAATTAGCATTATCAATTGTAGAAGGATTTGTCAACTATAGCAATAAGTCACATAGATAATACAATTTACAAAAGTCCTGTTAAAATTAACGATAGAGGACATTGTACTTTTGATGAAATAGCCTTTGTAAATACTTCCGAACTTAGTGCCGCAGGTAACTATTATAAAAAGTACGGAGTATATACAAAGGCTGATTCTGTGTATAATAAAAGAGATTATAAAGAATTTTGGGATAGGGAAGAACGTAAACGTATGTACGGTGTTACTCTTCCTGGTAAGTTAATGCACAATAATAAAGAAGGTTATTATCTTCAACAAGTTCATATTACTGGAGAACATTACGGTTATTTAAATTACGCGCCTATTATTCGTACAGTTAGTACAGATGAAGCTGTTCTTAAAGAAGCATTGAAAGATATAGTTCATGCACGTAAAGTTGGTAAAAAAGATTTATCGTTTCCTGATTTTTGGGATGGCGATTATTATTATTTTCATGCTAGACAAAAGAGTAAAGAATTAGGTAAACATATGACTGTAGCTAAAGCCCGTCGTAAGGGTTATAGTTATAAAAATGCTTGGGTTGCTGCTAATACGTATGATATGTTCCCTAATAGAACAACGGTTATTGGCGCCTTTGATATGAAGTATTTAACACAAGGTGATGGTACTATGACAATGGTACGTAAATATCTTGATTGGATTAATACTCACACTGCTTGGAAAAAACATCGTTTAAATGATAGTAAAGATTTCTATCGTTCAGGGTTTAAATATAAAGGTACACAAGAAGAACATGGTTTTAAAAGTTCTATTATTGGTGTATCATTTCAAGATAATCCTGATGCAGCTATTGGTAAAGATGCTGAAGAAATTTTCTTTGAGGAGGCTGGTAAGTTTCCAAATCTTATTGAAGCATTAGATGTTACGTTACCTACACTGGAAGATGGAGATTTAATTACTGGTCTTATTACAATATTTGGTACGGGTGGTACTAAAGGTGCTAACTGGGTTGATTTTGAAAAAGTGTTTTATGCTCCCGAGTTGTTTAATATGTTAATTTTTTCTAACGTATGGGATAAAAATGCAAGTAATACAGGTTGTGGATTTTTTCATCCACAACGTAGGAATATGATTCCTTATATGGATGCACACGGTAACAGCTTAATTAATAAAGCTGATGAGGTATTTAATAAAACAAAAGAACGACAAAAAGAACTATCTAAAACTCCTGGAGATTATTTAATTTGGTGTGGTCAACGTGCTAACAGTCCAAGTGAAGCATTTACTAAGAGTGAAGAAAATTACTTTTATAGCCCAGGTCTTAAAGAACATCTTGATAATATAAAGCATAACGATACTCTTAAAAATGCTAACCGTTATGGTGAAATTATATCTACAGATAAAGGTTATAACTTTGTTGAAACAGATAGGCATAAGCCTATTGTTAATTTTCCTACACGTACTGGTGAAGATTTAGAGGGTTGTTATGTAGAATACCATCCTATGTTCAAAGGCGCAGATGGAAAACCGCCTAAAGACTTGTATAGATTATGGCATGATCCATATGCTACAGACAAAGATGAAGATAATCGTAGTTTAAAAGATTCATTAGGTGCTACTTTTGTTTATGAACTACCTAATACATTTACTAAAACAAAAGGAGATGTAATTGTTGGTGCATATGTTGGTCGTCCATTTAAAGTTGATGATTATAATGAAAATTTATTTAGTCTTGCAAACTATGTAAATGGAAAAATTCAGTATGAAAATGATCGTGGTGAAGTATATCCTTATGCAAAACGATTTAAACATACTGATAGGTTAGCTCTTGAACCAGAAATTGCATGGAATCAAGAAATAGCTGGAAAAACAGGTAGAAAATTTGGTGTGTCTATTGGTAAAAATGCTCAACGTAAACCTGTTGCGGCAAAAGCATTAAAAGAATGGTTGTACACTGTTAGAAGTAAAGATGCTTATGGTAATGACGTATATAACTATCATTATTTTACGGACATTCCTACCTTAGAAGAATTGCTATCATGGAATTTAAAAGGTAACTTTGATAGGGTTTCAGCTTTATTAGTTGGTATGTTTGATTTAAAAGAACAAATGTATAACATTATGTATAAAGCTGAAGCAAGTGAATATAATAATGATGATGAATTTTTTGAACGTGAAATATATATATAATGGGTAGTACACTTCCAAAACAAGCTGTTCCGTTTAAAGAAAAAAGTTTTGAATGGGGCAAAGCTAATATAGATTATTATGTTGAACAATCTGGACTTTCTAATTATTCGTTGTCACAAATAACGGATATTTATAGAGCGTATGAAGGGGAGATTGATGCTGATATGTACAAGTATGTGACAAATCCTTATAACAGTGAGGAAAATGTACCTAGAAATTTACCTGCAAAAATGCGAAGTATAAATATTTTAAAACCTGTTATTGATGCAATGACAGGAGAAAAGATATTTGAACCTAGTAGTGCTAATGTAATTAGTACCAATCCTGAAACAGAAAATGAATATTTAACATTTCTATCAAGTACCTTACGTAATGAAATTCAACTTCGTGTTGCTAATACATTAAAAGAACTGGGTATAGATACAGGTTCTGAAAAAGAAGAACTTCCACCTATAGCGCAAGTTATGGATGAACGTAAAAAATCTTTTAAAGATAGTGCTACAATTCAAGGTCAAAATGCTTTGGAGTATTTAATTTATGCGAACCGTATAAATGATAAACATCAAGAGTGCTGGAAAGATTATATAATTACAGGACGTTGTTATTCATATAAAGATGTACGCTTTAACGATGTACATTATGAATATGTTAGACCCGATGAATTGTGGGTTGCGGGTGACCCTAATACACGTTCAGTTGAACTTAAAGATGTTGCTGTACGTAGAAAAAGATTAACTTTTAGTGAAGCTATAGACAAACATAGAAAACATTTAAGTACTAAAGATTTAGAGGCACTTAATAAAAAGTATGAAAGTGTTATTCCTGGAGATTTAACAGGTACTTTTATAAGTACGGCTCAAGATCCTTTATCTTTTGATAGTTATATTTATGAGTTTCATATTGTTTGGAAAACTCAAAAAAAGATTAAAATTTTAACTTATACTACAGCGTTAGGTGAAGAAAGTGAAAAAGAAGTTGATGAAACATATAAATTAGATAAAACAAGAGGTGATATTAAACTTGATACAGAATATATTAATGCAGTTGCTGAAGGTTATCGTTTAGATGAAAATATATATCCTGGTATAGGTAGTGACGTTCAAGAAGAAACAGATAAAGGTAAAGTAAAACGTCCTAATTGTTGGAAACTTATTCCTTTACAGCGTCAAGATATTAATAATACAAGTAAATGTAGATTGCCTTATTCAGGTATTGTTGAAAGTACATATTCATCTGAAATTGTGTCATACGGTAAAATGGGTTTACCGTTTCAAGTATTGTTTAATATTTATCATTATCGTTTAGAGTTAATGATGGCTGCTAATAAAGGTAAGCTATTGTTAATGCCTAAAGGACTTAAACCTAAAGGTTGGAGTTATGATAAGTGGTTATATACTGCTGATTCAACTCGTATGCTATGGTGGGATGAAACACATGATAGATTTCAACAAATTATACAAGCTATAAAAGACGTTGATTTAAGTACAGGTCAATATATAGCCGATATTACTAAGCTATTAGAGTACATTAAAAATGAGTGGTGGGATACTGTAGGATTTAATCGTCAACGTTTAGGTGAAGCTAAAGCTTCAGATGGTAAAGCTGTTACTCAAGAAGCTCTTCATCGTAGTGGTATGATTACTGCTGAATTATCTCGTAAATTTACTGTATTTCAAGAAGAAGATAAAACCGGTTTAATAGATGCTTCTCGTGTTGCTTGGATAGATGGTAAAAAAGCTAAATATGTTAATAGCTTACAAGATACTGTTTATTTAAATATTGAACCTGAAGTATATGCTTTAAATAATTATGATGTATTTCATAAAGTAAGTAAAAAAGAAAAAGAAAAAATTGAGATGCTGAAAGCAGCATTACACCCACTATTACAAAATGGGTTAAAAGCTAATACATTAGTTGAATTAATTGATGAAGATAATTTTGCTAAAATAAAAGTTATTGTTGATAAAGCAGATAAAATTGAGCGTCAGTATAATATGAGTCTTAAGAAAATGGACGAAAATACAGCAAAAATTAAATCTGAAAGCGATAAATATAAAATTGATAAACAATCTGAAACTAGTCAATATGTTGCTGATAGTCAATACAGAGAAGCAATTGAAGTTGCAAATATTCGTTCCTTACAAGGCGCAGATAATGATGCAGATAACGATGGTATTGCAAATGAAAATGCTACAAAAGATGAAGAATTAGCCTTTAAACGTCAACAACATAATGATAAAATGGCAATTGAAAGAAATAAAGCTAATCAGGCTACTAATAAGTAAGCATGATTTATATACTAGGAGTTTAATACACTATAAGTTTCATATAAAAACATAAAGTAATATATTTGATTATGTCAGAAGAAATAGATTTGGATGGTTTAGACCTTGACGGTCTTATAGATACACTTGATACAGGTAATGAAGATGATTCTTCACTTGGTGAAGGTGTTAGTAAAAACGATGATGGTACATATAAAAATGTAGAAGGTCAACGCGTAAACATTGATGGTACTGAATATACAGCGTCTAACGATGATGGTGACAGTAACAACGATGATGATAGTGACGATAATAAATCTGCAGAAGATAAATTTCGTGATAGTATTTTAAAGAAATACAAAGCTATTAAATTTGATGATAAAGGAAACGCTGTTGATGCAAATGGTACTGTTTTGGCAGACATTGACACACTGGAAAAAGAGTTTGGTAAGGATGTTGATACTAGCGATAGTACTGGTCTTGATAAAACACTTAAAGCTCTTAGCAGCAATCTTGGTTTTAGTCCTTTAGATGAAAATAATGCACCTAAAAAATACACTAGTGTAAAAGATTACTTATCAGATTATTCTATATCACAAAGACAAAGTGGTATAGATTCTCTTTTAGATTCACATCCGCAATTTCGTAGAATTTATACTACACTTGCTACAGGTGGAAAACTTGAAGATTTATCAGGAAGTAAAGATTGGAATAGTGTAAATATTGCAAAAGAAGATACTGCTCAACATAAATCTATTATTGTTGATTCTTTAGTTGCTAGAGGTATTCCTAAAGAACTTGCTAGTACAGTAGCTACAAATATTGTAGAAACTAAAGATTCCTTTATTGAAGCTACAAATGCTAAAAAAGAATTAGTTGGTATAGATGCACAAAAGATGGCTGCTCAAGAAAGTCAGATTGCATTAAGTCAACAAGCAGAAACAAAACAAATTAAAGATTACTGGTTAGCTCAAGAAGCTAAAGTTAAAAGTGGTCAAATTGTTACTACTGCGGGTACTATAAAATTAGATAAAACTACTGCTGATACGTTTCATAAGTATCGTGCTTCTTCTGTTGATGCTAACGGTAATAGTCAAGCTAGACTTGACTATCAAAATCTTAGTGATGAAGATGCTATTATGATGGATTATCTATTGTTTAAAAAATTGAGTGTTGCAGATTTAGCAAAAGATTTAGCTCAAAAAGAAAAAGTAAAATCTCTTAGAGAACTTCTAAGTAAATCTACTTCTACTCAAAGTCAATCACGTCAAAATCCTGAAGGCTTGTTAAGCCTAGATGATGTCGATCTTGGCAAATTTTTATAATTGAATATTAATTTTAAAACTTAAAAAATGTCTAGTAATACAGCTCGTGTCCTTTATAGCGATGGTTATGATGGTTCGTCTTTTACAGATCAGGATACACTTACACGTGCATTGTTAACAAAGCCCGATAAGATAAATCCTGTAATCACACACCTTGCAGGTCGTGAAGATAAAAGATTTCCATTGTCTTTCCTAACAGAAGGTCAAAAAGGTGGTATAAAACCCGTTGAACTTAATGATATTGAGTACGAATGGGATACTTTTAACCGTCTTAAAACTACAGATATTGTAGTTTCTAATTCATATGGTGCTAGTGATAAACCTGGACTTAATCACACAGAATTTTTTGTTGTGTTTAAGACAAATTGGCTTCGTGATCAACATATGATTGAGTCTCCTGAAAATACTCAAGCACTTATTCGTAATCGTGAACAAGTTCCTGGTGGGTGGCAATACACACTGATTCTTGCCAATGGTGATGCTAGTGCTTATTGTAATCCTTCTGAACTTGCTTCTGGGAATACTTGGGGTATGGTTGGTGGTGCTCCTGTAGCACAATCTCTATCGTTTGGAAATGAGAGTAATGTAGTTACTCCTGGAAAAATGAAGAACCAAATATCAATTCTACGTAAGTCTTATGGTATTGCTGGTAATATTAACAACAAGTATGTAACTGTTGAATTTAATATTAACGGTAAAAAGACTAGTAAGTGGATTGATTTTGAACGGTGGCAACATATGTTAAACTGGAAACAAGCGTGTGAAGAACATTATTGGTATTCTCGTTATAACAGACTTGCAGATGGTACTATTCCGCAAAGAGATAAAAAGACTGGTAAGCCTATTCCAATTGGTGCAGGTGTACTAGATCAAATTCCTAATAACGATACATATTCTCGTCTTACTTTACGTAAGCTGAAAAATACTGTTACAGACGTTATGTACGGAGCGACTGATACAGGTCAAATGAATGTTGTTTTGTTTACTGGAGAAGGTGGTGCTGAAGAATTTGATCGTGCTATTAAAGAAGATGGTAGTGGATTTGAAATGGTTAAGCAGTCTAATGTCGGTGATAAGTTTGTTACAGGACAAGGCTATGATATGGTGTATGGTGCTTACTTTAGTACGTACCGTCACGTAGATGGTCATACCATTACTGTTAAGAAAATTCCTCTTTTTGATCAAGGTGGACGTGCTCAAAAATCTAATTTACACCCTGAATCGGGTAAGCCTCTTGAGTCTTATCGTATGGTGTTCTTAGATATGAGTAATTACGACGGTGTTCGTAATGTTCAAATGGCTACAGAACGTGGACGTTCAATGAAGACTGGTGTTCTTCACGGTATGGCTGATACGCCATATGATTTTGGTGGTAATGCTGTTAATAACATAGCAACCGATCAAGATATGTCAAGTGTACACTTTTTAAGTTCTAAGGGTATTTGCATTAATCGTGCAACTCACTGTTTCAACTTAGAGTGTGACATTGAAACATTCTAATTTATAGTTTAATTATTCATTATAGAGGCGTAGAAATACGCCTCTATTTTTTACTTTTAATATAAAGACAATGATTAATAAGTCTAAAAAAGTTAATATACTTTTACGTCGTCGTTCTTTTCTTCCTGGACAAGAACATATTGAACCTGTTCAAAAAATAGGTGCATCTTTTACAAAAACACGTCCTCTTACATACGAAGAAGAGAATAAATATCTTGTAAAGATAATTGATACACGCCCTTCTAGTGATAGGTGGGAAAAAGCTGTTTCTGATTATTGGGCAAATATTGGTAAAATTGTACCAGTTGAAGGATTACTTCTTGAAACTGGGTTCAGTTATACAGACACTAAAAATGCTTCTCTAGGAGAAAGTGCAAATGAAGAAAATAAGCATGAATTTGGCAAACCTTTAAATATTGCAGATTATGTACTTTGGAGATATTGTTTAGTGTATGGTCGTGTAGCTAACACACCACAAGAACAGCACAAGTCTGAAAAAATTCGTTTTTATATGGATTCTATTGACGCCAAAAATGCTGCCGCTAGAAAGATTACTGAACTCCGTTCACAGGCGATGGCAAAGTATCTTGAAATAGCAAATGATAATAAAATGCTTAGAAATATTGTTATCGGTATGCGATTACTTGCACCTGATAATGCTAAATATAAGAATGTATTAGAAGAAAATCTAACTGTTTTGTGTCAAGATTTAGCTATTACAAAATCAAAAAACTTTGTTATTATTGCTAATGACAAAGATTTGATTTATAAAGCTGCAATTCAAAATGCTGTAGACGCTAAAATTATTACTCAAGTTCCGAATACTGAAATTATACAGTATGGTACTGAAACTATATCAACTTCTATTGCTGAGTTAATTGCTAAGTTTAAAACACAAGCAGACGATCCAATTATATCTATTGTTTTAACTAGATTAAAACTTAATGATGAATTATCTAGTAATCCACCTACAGTTCCTGCACAATTATCTTTAACAGATGATGGAAATATTAAAGCAGTAAAGGTTAAATCTACTACAGGTAATGAAGTACTTGATAAAATAAAAGAGGATGTAGTTAATGATTTACCCGTTGTTAAAGAAATAATTTTTGACGGCACTGATACTACTAAACACTCTAATAAAACTGCTAAAAAATCTTTTAATCCTGAGTAATTAAAATACTATGTATACTGTTTTTGAAATGCACGTTGATTTAGACCTTAAAATTCAAGAGGTAATGTCTAAATCTGTAGGTAATATAAGACCTGAAGAAAAAGATTGGTTTTTTACACAAGGTCAATTAGATTTTATTCGTCAACGTCTTGCACCTGCTAATACGCCTGATAAAACTACTATAGATAGTTCTCAAAAAAGATTAGATGATTTACAGACTTTGTACGTATTAGATTATCCAATTAGTTTATACTATATAAATGATAAGAGGGTGGCTGGTCAGCTACCCTCTAATTATTTACACTTGTTAGAAGATATATCTAGTGATCTTCAGTATAAATGTGGTAGTACATTAAACGTTGCCACTAATAGAAATAATGTTGAACTACATTATTCTTCTTTAGTGTTTGAAGATAATGTTGCTAAATTTGATGGTTATACCCTCGCATATACTCCACAAGGTGAATCACAAGATATTTTATTTTCAATTGATAATTATACTAATTTAAGTGGAGGCTTTGGAGATAATAAACAAAAATTTGTATTAATAGATTTAATTCTTAACGATATAAATTTATTAGATGGTTATGAAGCGCATTGGGAATATTGGAGGGGTACACATTATCCTAATACTTTTATTATAATTGGTCCCGATCAAGGTTCATTTAGTGCTACTTCTGGTACTGGTGATGATCAAGAAATAGTTACTACAGCTAGTAGATCGCTTATATTGTCTCAATATAAAGATACTATTACTGAAAAAAAATTAGAATCTCTTAATAGATTAACTGAAATAAATGATATAAGAGGTACACTTAAATTTAGTCTTACAAAAACAATTTGGTCTTCACCCGTGTCTAATTTAAATATTAATCAACTTAGTGTTCATCACACACCTGATTTCGTAGTTAGAGAAGCTACGATAGATTATATTAGGAAACCGATGCCTATTTCGTTATCTTTAGGTTTGAACCCTGAGTTATCTACAAATGTATCTAGAAAGATAGTTGAAAATGTCGCTCAAAAAATCATTGCTTTAAAAAAAGGTAGTGGTTATGAAGCGTTTGTTCAAGAAAATGTATTTAACTCTTAACAGTATAAAATTATTTTATTATGAACAAAATTCACGTTTTAAACAATGTGGCGTATTTAGCTAAAACAGGTGGAGGTGTAATTTCAGGTATTAATGAAATTGATCTTTTAGCACCTGGTGCATTAGCTATCATTAATGATAAAGGTGTGGTTGTTCCAGCGTTGGAAACACCCTCTACAAGTCTTAATGACGTAAAAGCGATTCAGTTTGCTGTAGGTAAACCTGGTGGTGGTGCCTCTCTTTCTGATCCAATTGTACGTATTGGTGCTAATTATAATGCTAAGACTTATGTTGCTGGGCTTGCTCAAGTAGATTTTCTTGGTGACGATGGTACAGGAACACCTTCATTAAATTTACCTACTCTTGTAGCAGGTGATGAAGCATATATTAGAGTTATTGATCGTAGTACGGGTCTTTTATCTCCTGGTCAAGGTGGTAGACGTAAATGGAACGCAAGTTACACTGTAAAAACTGGCGATGATGCTGCTGTTATTCTTGCTGCTTTGGTAGCAAAGATTAATGCACTCATTGACATTACTGTAACTGCGGCTGTTGTAGCTGCTGATGGTATTTCATTTACAGGTAATGCCGTAGGTGTTGCTTTTGATGTTGGATTTGGTGGTATTCTTGAAAGTGCAGATATTGTTAAAGATGGTGCAGGCAACTCTGTTGCAGGAACTGTTGGTGTTGGTACTGTTGCACAAGTAAAAGATTTTATTAATTACGCAAATCCTGAATTTGGTCAAGGAAATCGTACACATCTAGCTGAATTTTATTTTAGTCGTGAGACTAATTTAAGTTTAACTGGAACTTATGATTTGTATATGATTCGTTGGAATACTGTTAATTTTAATGGTATTAATAACCAACCAGGTGCTCTTAATGAATATGTTGTAGCTATGCCAAATGGTGCTTCAACTATTTCGCAAGCCAATTTTGAATCATTAATGGCTGTTGTTTTCGCAACTGATTCTGCTGCACAGCCGGAATCTGGTAGTGAAACTGCTGCATAATCTACCGTCATGGTTTTAAATATTAGTATTAAAAGAACAGCTGAAGATAGTGCCTCCGATTTATGCGGAGGCACTATTAATGCTGTATCAATACAGGATCTTTTTTGTAGAATGACATTAAATAATACTGTCATCTATAATAATGATGATGTCGATACTGACACTTTTCCTACTGCCGCTGTAACAGACCCTATATCAACTGTTGCTGCTTTTGTACACAGTTTTGTTAATGGTTATTGTCAGGTTGTTTTACCTAATTGGGTACTACAAAATGAACATACATTTAAAATTGAAATGATACAATTAGGTGTTGTAAGTTATGAAAAAACATTTACTATATCTGGTTATGACTTAGGTAAAGATGCTAACAATCATGCAGAACATCCTGTATTTGAACTTGTATTAGTTGAATCACCTTATATTGAAGGTAATAGTTCTGTTGAAGCGTATGCTTCTGTAGTTAAATACCGTATACCATTTACAAATAATTTACGTATTTGTAACTCGTCTTCTACTGGAGCTGCGAATAAAAAATTAATTGATGTTGACGCTGTTGAAACAAATGGTGATCAATTTCTTATATGTGATAAAGGTGAGTCTAATTACGAATTTAGCGTACAAGATAATAACGCTTTAGTAACTACACCTTGTATTCTTGATATTGCTGTACCTGAAGAAACACAAGTTCCTGAATTAAGTATTCTTTCAATTTGTGCAAATTGTAGTGAAAATTGTGGGGCAATAGTTGGAGAAAATTTAAAAATCCGTATGGTTATGGATTTTGATAAAGTAATGAAAGTTCGTATTACTAATGCTGGTGAAGGTATTTCACTTCCTGCATATTTGTTTACTGCTATTCAAGTAGTATATACTATCTATTCGCCTTTTGGAGAAGTGTTATTAGTTCAAGATATGGAAGATATAGCGTGTACTCCTGGGGCTTGGAATGATGCTAATACACTGTTTAATTATGAGCCTACTGAATATGGTACTGTAGTTGTTTTAGCTGAAATTTATTTTAAACTTAGTGGTCAAACAATGATGAAATGTCAAACATCAAAAACAATTGTTATCTGCCCTAACTTTAATATTACACGTAGTGAATGTAATACATTTAATATTACAAATTATGCTTTAGATGGTGCAACATGGAAAGTAGAACAACATTTAAGTAGTAATAATATAGCTGAAGTTCTTGTTGACACTGTTAATGATATTAACGATACTGTTATTTTTACTGCTCCAACTGATGGTGTATACCGTATTAAATGGACAAATGGTGAAGTTATTAAATATTATTATTTTGTTGCAGATTGTAATTTTCAAAAATGTCTTTTAGCTAAAACTATAACAATAGGTCAAGGAGATTGTGGCTGTTCTGATGGTTGTTCTGGTTGTGATTCTATGTATGATATAGGTTCATTAGCTATAAGTGGTGCTGGTTATTTTCTGTTAACTATGCACGACAATGAAATATTTTCACAAGCACTTCAAAATATTGATTCAGTAACTCTAAACAAAATTTTAGATTTAGCTTGTATAATTAGTGGATTACAAAATTATTGTTGTACTGACCCATGTAAAGATTGTTAATTATGTTTTTTGACTACGGTTTATTAACACCTATTGATAACAAAGCGATTGAATTATTTTCTATTGTTCGTAATGATGTTGCAAATTATTTAAAAGAACACCATATTGATGAAGGATATAATGGAAGTTCGTGCATAAATAAAGGGGCTTTAATTAGACTTCTTGCTGTTATGTATGGATTAAATGTCTATCGTTCTGTTAAAGATGGTTATATTACTTCGGACGTAGAATTAAATACAATTTTAAGTTATGATGTAATAAAGTGTCTTTTTACTAATTGTAAATTTAATATACAACCTATCATGGATGTTGCATATAATTTACCTGCTGCTGTAATAACTGAAGATATTTCTAGTTTGTATGAAAATAGTGGTATTGTTACTTGTTTTACAAACACTACACCTAATGAAGATGAAGCTATTTACGAACCTCTTGATTGTCCAGTATAGTTTTTTACTATAAACATAAAGAAAATACTAACATCTACAATTTTATATTGTAGATGTTTTTACATATCTAATAATACTAATTTAAGAAATGGAATCATTAATATTAGACTGGTTAATAGAACAAGCTCCTATTATAGTTGTACTGGGTTTAATACTTATATATACAGTACGTATGTATAGACAAGAAAAAACAGAAGGTATAATTTTACGTAATAAATATGAAACTGAAAAGTCTGAACTTGTACAACAACTTATTAGTTTAACTGCTGAAGTTACATTAGTTACTAGTACAATTGTAACAAAAATGGAAGCTCAATCTTCAATTAGTAAAGATATTAATCTTACACTTATTGATATAAATACCGTTTTAACAGAAGTAAAAGCTACTATTAATGCAAACAAAAATAATTAAACCGATAATTGAAGCTAGAGAATCATTACGAATAACACGTAATAGGCTAAGATATGTTGATATAGATATACCTATAATAGACATTATTAATAACGTAAAACATTTTTCTAATCTTAGCAAAGATTTTATTAAGTCTACATATATAAAAGTTAATGGTAATTTTAAACGTTATCTTTTACTTTTTACTTCCAAAGGCGAATTAGAGTTGTGTAAACACAATCATTGGGAATTAATATATGTTATTAAAGGTACAATTGTTGAAAATGTTAGAGATATAAAAATTCATGAAAATGAATATTTATTAATTCCTCCATATGTAACGCACCATATTCTTGTAAATATAAAAAACAGTTCTTTTTACATTGACTTTGCTACTGAAAAAAAATTCCTTACATTACCTACAACAAAGAAAATACATATTTTAGGTAACAATAAAGATAATTAAAATATGACTACTTACAGCGACATAGCAGATACTACTTTAGTAGCTCTTAATCAAATAGGAAATTATACTCTTAAACAAACTTTAATTGTTGAAATAAAAGAGGCTTTTGCTTTGTTATTACGTCGTGATTCAGAACGTAATAACGGTTCTGATATTTATATGACTACTATTACTGTTGAATTAGCACCTATTCAAGCTAACGATCTATGTAATATTGCAGGACTTGATGGGTTAAGAAGTATTGAACAGTTGCCTGAACCTGTAAGGTTGCATGGTCGCGCTCCTTTTATAAGTGTAAGCACTAGAAATCGCAAGGGTGCATTTATACATACACCCGTTGAGGTTTTATGCCACACTAAACACAATAAATATACACAAAACTTTATACGTTATGATTATGTAAATGGTTATTTATATGTATATAATAATTGTAAAATAAGATATGCACATATAAAAGCTCCTTTTATAGATGTAGAAGATGTATGTAAAGCTAACGATTGTTTAGATCAACACGCTTTTGTTGGTATACCCGCAGATATGGTTTTTTTAATTAAAGATATGCTTCTTAAAAAGTTTAGTACTAGTACACAAAATACAGAAATAGAAGTAGATGAAACGACAAATGATTAATACAAGAATGTTGTATGACCGTATATATAATGAAGATATAAAGAAATTAAAATCTTTAAAATCTTATTATATACGCATTAATACATCTCTTGATATTATGTGGAATAAACTTGAACCTAACAAGATTTACTTTAATAAAAAAGCAAATCTTGATTTTGCGTTTATAAAAAAATCTATTAAACTTGAAAAAGAAATTAAGATAGTGTATTCTTTAGATACAAATGTTGCATTTATTACTGATGTAACAAAAAAACTTAGTAAACTTATTAAAGAAATTAAAGCTGTTAATGCTATTAAATTTGAAATTGATAAATTAAATAGTGTATTACCTACACTTGAAGTTTTTAAAACTATTATTTTTACTAATAATTATATTATACGTAGAAATTTAATAGACGGACAACGTATTGCTTTAACCGCTAGATTAGGGTGTTTAGAAATTATTAGAAAAAAATCTGATAAACAAAGAATTGATTGGAACGCTTCAAATATTCTTAAACGTCAACTAATTAAACAAGATAGACTTCCGTATAAAGTTACTGAAAGATGTGAATTAGGAAATCCTATTAAAGATAATGGTGGAGAAAAATGGTTTGTATATGCTGACAATATTAACTGTTGGATTTCTTGGGTTAAAAAAACGTCGTTTGTTGCAAATAAAGCTTTTTTTTCATTTAAACCGTCTGCCCCATTTATTACTGAATTAAATGTTGAACGTAAATCAAAAAATAATGTTGATTTGCGTTATAAAATGTTAGATTATGTTTCAAGTTACTAAACGTTCAATTAGTTCTGTTATTGCTAAAATAGAACGTGATTTTAAACCTAAAAGTACAGAGTGGATAGGTGATGCTTATGAATGGATAGGTGAAGCTATTCAAGATATAGGTGCATATTATTCAAGAGAAATTTGTAGTGTTAAAATAACTGTAGAAAATTATAAATTTGTATTGCCTTGTGCAGTTGATAATTTTATTGGATTGCGGTATCAAGGAATGAAACTTGATAAAAATCCTAATATTAGTTCTTTAGAAGATATTACAAACTGGAATAGTTTTCCTGATAATCAAACACTTTCTCACCATCCTAATCATTATTACAATTTTAAAGACCCTTGGTTTACTGTTACATTTGAAACTGGAGAATTAGAATTGTTTTATCAAGGGATACCTTTAGATAAGTGTAATATGCCTATGATACCTGATAACAAATCTTATGCTGATGCGTTAGGTTTTTATGTTATAGGTCGTATGATATTAGGTGGTTATAATCACCCTGTTTTTAATAGAAATTGGGAAAAAGTTAATTCTATTTATGAAAATTTTGCTACAAGAGCAAGAAATGAAATAGATTGGAATAGTCTTGATGATATGAATGCTTTTATGGATAGGTGGTTAGATCCTACATATAGCGGAGATATGTTTAGACAATTTTATGGAGAAGCTGGTGCAGGTTCTACTGGCATTACTCCTGGAACTCGTATTACTAATCCTTTTACAATATCTACATAAAATGTCTGATTTAAAAACTATATTTCTTGAATTAAAAAGAATTGAAATTGCTATTAATAATATGTCAGCTGGAGGTGGTTCTTGTGATACCACCGCTATTGAAGCAGATTTAACTACTTTACTTGCAAGTCTTTCTAATTTAGAAGATATTAATACACTAATAGAAACAAATACTACAGGAATAGAATCAAATACTAGTACCTCTATGGGGCTTTTAGATGATGTTGTTGCTGCTGTAGAAAGTATTAATACAAATACAACGGGTTTAATAACTGCTATAACTAATCTTCAGCAACAAGTATATAGTAAAAAAGGGTTTACTACGTTTAAAATAGGGTGGTTTCAAGTAACTGGTACTTTAGGTAGTATTAATGCTGATGAATATGTTATTGTATATGGTATTAAAACAGGGTTATCAGAAACACCTGCTCAAGATGCTACTACACTAGCGTTTGTTTATAGTATAACTAGTAAACAATTTACTACTAATACTATGACTTTAGTAATGTCAAGAGTTAAAATATTAGATCACGAATATATAAGAGCTGCAAAAAGTAGAGCATCTAAAAGATTAACTACAACTGCAAGTAAACTTAATACTTGTCAAGTAGCTGAAACTGTTACTACAGTTGTTGATTTGTTAACAGAAAATAATGCAACAGGTGCTATGATTGTTGTATATAATGGTTCAGAAGTTGTTAGATGGACTATAGACGGGTCAACTCCAAATACTACAACGGGTTTAGGTTTTAAAACTGTCGGAGATGCAACAATAATTATTTTAGGAGATCATCCTGATAGACCTGGTGGAGATGTTGCTGAACTTAGTAATTTTCAAATTGTAGCAACTGGTACTTGTTATATTGAAGTATCACTAGTACATAGAATTAAATCAATTGGATAATTTAATTACTCGAAGTATTAATTTTATTAATGGACTAAAAATTAGTGCAAATAGTATATTTACGTCTATTAAACATATTATATTACCAGATACGGGAGCAGCTGATTTTACTGGTACAATAAATATTGTAGCTAGTATTACTGGAGGAATTACAAATCAACAAGATTTTACAATTACTTTAGAAAATGCTGAAGGTGCTCCTTTAAGTAATGGTTCTAGATTTTTAATTAGTATTAGAGATGCAGATGATTCAACTATAATAGCTTCTGCTGAATATGCTATAGGTGATGTAATAGGTACTAATGCACCATCTGCTGAATCTAACTGGGTAGATGATGTTGAGTCTAATATAACTACGCCTTTGACAATAACGAACGGTATGGTACTTAATTTTGCTATGACTGATTGGCTTATTGCTAGTGGTACTATTGAGACACATCCTTCTCGTAATTTAGAAATGGTTATTCAAGCGTCTAATGGGGCTTCAAGTCTTTCTTCAGAGGTGAATGATACTTTCGAGTATAATTATAATTTATTTGAATATACTACAACTAAATCTGGTACACATACTAATACCATAAATACAACAAGTACAGATTTTGTTATAGTTTTGTGGGGTGATGATACATCTCAAGTTTCAAGTATGGGTGTATCAACACCTGCATTAACAAAATCATATTCTGACTCAACTAGTAAAACTATTAAAATATATATTGTTGATGGTGTTTTAATAAGGCAAGTAAGAATGTTTACACAATCTATAACTAGTATAGGTGCATTTAATGGTGCTAGTGTTTTACAATTTAGAGTTACATCTTCATCTTTACTTACTGCCCCACCTGATGCTTCAATGCCTTCTTGTGTAGATTATGATTTTTGGAATTGTGATTTACAAACTTGTCCTGATAATGTTAACTGTGGAATAGGTCGTGTAAGATTAGATTATAATAATAATATTGTACTTAATTCAACATGGGATTTAGATACTGTTAAAGATTTATATATACAATATTGTGCATTAACTTCTATACCTGCTAATTGGTTAACAGATAGTATTGAAGATTTATATTTTAGAAACAATAGTATTGTTTCATTACCTTCAGTAACACTTGCCAATATTCAAAGAGTTAGTGCTGAATTTAACGATTTAATATCTTTTCCATTATCAACATCTACATCTTGGACTGACATATTATTAAGTGCTAATGAATTAGTAAGTGTACCTGTATTAAATTATGAAAACGCAACTAATATAAGACTTGATAACAATAAAATTGAAGATGTATCCAGTAGTGCAGATTTTTCTAATGCAATTACGTTATATTTTAGTTCAAATGCTACTTTAGTAACATGGACAAATACAGTTGAAAATACATTTGTTACATTTAAAATATTAAATTGTAATTTACCTGAATCAGAAGTTGATCAAATTATTGCTCAAGCACGTACTAGTTATGATGCCGTTAATAGAGCTATTGATATTGATTTAGCAGGAAATTCTGCACCCTCTTCTACAGGTATTGCAGATGCTACCTATTTAAATAATAATGGTTGTTCAATAACACATTCATAATGGTTAGTTTATATATAGGTACAATTAATAATAACCAAAATAGGTTATCAAAAGGGTGGCTTGTTGTTGAAATTAACAAAGCCAGTATAGCTTTTAAACTACCTATTTTTTCGTATCCTGACACTAAAAAATATAGAGTTGAAAAAGAAATTGATAATAATTTTTTAATAAAAGATGGTAATATGCCAGAAGTAACTTATAAATATGTTGATTTAGTAAATTCTCAAACACTTGTAAGTTTATTATCTTTTATTGTAGACCCTGTAGACGTTGTAAATTTAGCAGAAGAATTAAATATTACAATGTCTAAAAATACATCAAATAGTGATATAGTAAAACAATTTCCAAAAAATGCTATATTACTTGTAAATTTACCATATAAAGAACGATAATGCAGTTAAAAGGTAATAAAGACGATTTTTCTCCTTTAAGTTCTGAAACACTTAGTTGGAGAAAAGCTAAGAATATTGTTCTTAGTGGAGAAAGTAATGATGTAGAAAATGAACCTGGTTTTGACGGTTTAGAAGACGCCCCTTATCCTATTTGCGGGGTTCTTGGTACGCCTAAAGAATACATTATTTATTCTACTAATAATACAGATAACGAAATTGCTGTTGTAAGAGGTGGTGTTTATACTGTTATAATTAATAGTCAATTATTGTCTTTAAACACAGATAACCCTATTCGAGGGTCTTTTCGTTATATGTTTAATGGTAATTTAGTTATAGCGTGGGTAGATGGTGTTCAAACTGGACATAATAAACCTAGAATTTTAAATGTAGATTGTTTACCTTTTGAATTAGATATTAATAATGATTTTGTTAATGCTGATGATATTAATTTATTAAACATTTTTCCTAATTATACTGTTCCTGTAATTAATGTAAGAGAAATTAGAGATACGGGTGGTAACTTAGCTACAGGTTCATATTCTATATTTACAGCATATGAATTATCTGATGGTAGTATTACAAGCTGGTCTGCATTATCTAATCCTGTACCTATTGTTTTAAGTAATGATGGTGATACTTTTGTTGAATATGATGGTGATCCTGCCGATCAATTTAGTACAAAATCTATTGTAATTGATTTTTCAAACCTCGACAATTCCTATGAATTTATCATTATTGGTATTAGTACGTCTATAGCGCAAGAAATTCAAACCTATAGGGTCACTAAAATCGCTATACAGCAAGCTGATAGCGTTGAATACGTCTTAACTACGCTTTTAGACGCTGAATTAATTGATTTAGGTAGTGTATTAGTTTCAAATGCAATATACGACGGTGCGGAAGCTATAGACGTTATAAATGACAGATTAGTTTTAGCGCACGTTAAAGAAATAAGAGATTTAGACTATCAAAAATACGCCAATAATATTAAAGTAAAATGGCGAAAACAAACTGTTGTAAGTTTAAATACTATAAATAAGACATTTAAAGAAGGTACAGTAGTTTATAATAAAAAAGGATTTCAAGGTGACGAAGTATACGCATTGTATATTGCACTAGTTTTAAAAAATGGTGAACGTACTAAAGCTTATCATATCCCTGGTAGGTCTGCAATAGCATTACCATATACAGATAATAATTATTTAGAAAATGCTTTATTAACTGAACTTGGTCCAGATAATTATAATTATATTAATAGACTATATGCACAAGAATTAAGTGATACTGCAAAAGCACATGAAATTTATGATACTGCACGTATTGATAGACGTATGGGATATTGGGAAAATCAAACTGAAATTTATCCTGATACAGACGATTTTGATGTTGTAGATTCAGGTGGTGTAATTGGTAATATTCGTAGTGCAAAAGTTAGACATCATAAAATGCCTAGCTTAAAAAAACTTAGTGATTGGGGTATACCGCACGTTACAAGAAATACTGTAAGTACTAATTTAAGTAGAGAATTTCATATTCTTGTAGACGATCATGTTTCACAACCTTCTGAAGTAGATAGTTGTCGTAATATTAAATTTAGATATTTTGATACTGCATATTGTGTTCCATCTCTTATTACAGATAAAGCTCTTAACGGTCATAATGCTAATTGGGTATTGTCTTTTGATGATGATGAATTAGTATTTTATTGTCGTAGTATGGCAACACAGACTGTAGATTTAATTATAGATTTTGATTTTAATATTATTAGTGGTGCAATTAATGTTATTAGTGTATTTCGGTTAGAGCAGTATAGTCAAGATGGTGTTTTATTAGCTACACACGCAGCAGAAAATGTTGGTGGTGTAGTACCTTCTGCTTTAAATGTTAGTGTAGGAATTAATGATATTGACGTAAGTGTATATGATTATTTTAAAATTAGATTTGCTCACACTGCACCTACAGTCGAATTTACAAGTGATCATAATGGTACTGATGGAGAATTAGTTCCACCATCATCTTCAAGGGCGAACCCTGTTATTAAAATTGTACCTAGTGCTGTTACTAACACATATGATTTTAGTCAGAGTGAAATAGATACAACTGTATTAGGTATTGCATTAGAAGATATATATTTCCCCCCTGAAATTAAAGCAGAAATACAAGGATTTGAAATACTGTATGCTAAAAGAGATGCTAACAATAGATTAATTTTTGATCAATCTATTCTTACTACATTTACTGATAATAGAATTGATAGTAATAGTATTATAAATACAGGAGAAGATGATTTTAGATTTCACGGTTTTGATTCTCTTAAAACTAAACCTGGAAATTTTCCTGCATATTTTAAGCAACAACTATATGGTTTTGCATTAGATGAAACTGATTTGTTAGTAAATAACAATTATAATTTTTTAACATCTAATGAAACTTTTGGAAATGGCTATAAAGGGGCTTTTCAATTGCGTATTCTTGATGAACTTTTATATGTACCTAGAAATACTACAGGTTATATTAATAATGCTAATAGTGAAGAAATATTATGGGGAAAATTTAATGAAAATATGCGATTTAAACCCGTATATTCACATAGATTTGCTTGGTCTAGAGGAGATAATAATTTGTTAGTAAATGTAATATTAAATCCTTATGGTACTATTGGTAATCTTATGTATTACAAAAATGATATTTATAAAGATTTTTATAATCAACAATTAGTTCGTACAGGAAAAATTTATTTTATTAACGATAATGATACATACGAAGTTAAAAATGAAAATGGTGGTGATATTTTTATAAACGGTCATGGATTTGAACGTAGGTCTGCAGGAAATACGTATTTTACATATATACCTGTAGAAAGTGCAGCAAATATTGGTTTAAGATTTGATGACGTTAATAATAATATTCAATCTTACCCTAAAGAAGATGATTTAGCATTAGTTGATGATAGTCTTTATTTATATAATGAAGATTATTCACAATTAAATTATTTAAAAAGTGCTTTTCCATATAATCCTTCTACAGATTGTGTAGCAATTCAAGATATATTTCCAAGTAAAATTGCATTATCTATACCTAGCACTAGAGAAGAATATGAATTAACATGGCGTGTGTTTCTTATTAATGATTATTATGAAATGCCTAAAAAACGTGGTAACATTGTTGCCGTATGCGCCTTTGGAGATAGGTTAATGATACATCTTGAACACGGGTTGTATGTAACTGCTGCAAGAGCTACTATTAATGTTGGTGCAGAAAATGCTAATATTGGTTACGGTGAAATTTTTGAATATGAACCAAAAGAAGTTCTTAACGATGCTATTGGGGAATTAGGACTAGCTGATAAGTTTGGTTTTGTATTGTGTAGACATGGTTATTTGTTTGTATCATCTAATGAAGGTTTTATAGTACAATATGATGGTGCTGTTAAAATTCTTAGTAATGAAGGACGTAGAGTATTTTTTAAAGATAATCTACCTAAAGCTAATTCAACTTCTGATAATCCTATGGGTGTTGGTGGGTTTACTGTAGGTTTTGATACAGTTTATAATAGACTTCTTGTTACTAAAAATAAAACATCTGAACCAGAACGTGAATTTACTGTTTCATATGACTTTGGAAGAAAAATGTGGGTGTGTGAACATGACTATATTCCTAATCTATATTTTAGAACATCTCAACGTTTATATTCTGTTAGAAATAATATTAATGGTAATGAATATAAAATTTATGGTCATAATTCAAAAACTGAATTAAAACGAGGACAATTTTATGAAGACGAAAGATTTGGAAGTTATATAGATTTGTTGTTTAATTCTCCTGATGCGGGTACATTTGTATTACAAGCTATTCAATGGATTTCAGAAGTGTATAATAGTGCTAGAGGTGCAAGTCCACAAGATACTATTACACATATTACTATTTATACTGATACGCAATGTACTGGACGTATTCCTATAGATGGAGATTATGTTCCTTGGTTTGATAATAACGTTGCTTTTGATAAAGGTGAGTGGCGGTTTAATGAAATACGTGATTTTGTTATTGATCCTACTGTATTTTTAATTAATGATGATGGTGAAGTTAATACTACTAATATAAATTTGTTGAAGAATTGGTTTGATTTGTCAGAAATTATTAGTAAATTCATAATAGTTAGATTGGAGTATACAACAAATACTCCTAGAACATTTCGTTTACTTGATGTAAAACCAATTGCAATAAAAACTCTTTAAAATATGTATGCAGTTCCTAAACGTAGTTATGGTGGTAGTTTCTTTAGTGGTGCTATGGGTGGTGTAGGTACAGGTGCTGAAGTTGGTAATGCTATAGCCCCTGGAAAAAAAGGTGCCGCTATTGGTGCAGGTATTGGTTTTTTAGCGGGTGGTATTGGTAGTATTTTTGATGCGAAAGCTCAAGAACAAGAACGTATGCGTGTTGAAGCTGAAGCTGAACGTATGCGTTTAGAAAATGAAGAAATGATGTCTAGGCAAATCATAAATAATTATCCTACAAGAGGGTTTAATGGTGCGTCTTATTATGCTAAATACGGTGCTAAAATTCCTACTATGGGGATGGGTGGTGCTATGGGTGGTAAAATGGTGCCTGAAGGTAATGGTGCGCAACGTATTGTGGGAGATACTCATGAACAAGATACAAATAATGATGGTAGATCAGGTGTTACATTATCCGATCCTAGTGGTAATCCTGCTGTAGAAGTTGAAGATAAAGAAGTAGTAGTTGAAGATAAAGTATTTAGTACAAGACTTACTTTACCTAATGGTGTAACATTTGCTGATGCAGCTGCAGAAGTAGCTAAATCTCCAGCTTATATTAAGTTTAAAAAAGAAGAAAAGGAGTCTAAAGAATATATGACTTCAGGTGATGTACATAAAATAAATTCTGGTAAGCATATTGCAGAGAATATGAAAAATCCTATGGAGGAACTTTTTCAGATGCAAGAAATGGTTAAACAGCAAGAAGGTGTAAGTAATCCTGGAGAACAACAAGGTCAACAAAGTCCACAAGCACCTCAACAAGCACCTATGGGTGCTAATGAACAACAACCGCAACAAGGACAAATGGCTACACCTATGGGTGCTTATGGTACACGTGTACCTAAGTATGCTTACGGAAATAATAAAGATGGAAAAGACGATATTGTTTATGGTTTACTTCGTGGATTAGAAGGTTTTGATTCGCCTAATGACAATGGAATACCATTTAGACAAGATAATATTGATGTAGCAAGAGGTGCGCCCGCTTCTTCTGATGATAGTATATATAGTGATTTTGATTTTAAAGAGATAAGTAGGGCGTATAATAAAATAAGTGGTTTAGGAAAATTACCAAATAAAACAAAAACTAAAGACCCTGCACCTTATAAAACATCTACGGCTGGTCCTACTGCTACACAAGATAATAGTATTATGTCTGCAGAATCATTAACAAGAACTCGTGAAGATCTTGCTAAAATTAGTGGATTGTCAATGAGTCCATCTATGCGTAGATTTAAAAAGGAGTATAATACTGATGCTTCTACAAATGCTCCATATAAAGCAAAACAAGATAATGTACCGTATGCAGTGTCTGAAGATGGTATTATTTCAGACGAAGTTTTAGAGATACTACGAAAAGATTTTGCTAAAACTAGTGGATTAGTTCCTGGTAAAAAACCTGAAGAATCCATGAAAAAGATGGAAAAAATTGGACCTACAATTTTAGATAATAACTTAGATAAAAGCTTAAAATTACCTACAACTAAAACTACTACACCTACAGAGAATGCAGCAAAAAATATAAATTTTGATCGTATTTCTGAAATGGCTGGTAGATTTAGTGATAATATTCTTAATAGAACGCTTACAAATAATACTCCAAAATTTCCTACTCCTGAATTAGCAAAAGTTGTTCCTACATCTGGTGATATTAATACATCAGATATTAGAAATAATATGCTATCTGCACAAAAGTCGGCTAATAAAGCTACTAGAAATGCAGGTGGGTCTTCTAGTGCGCAATCTAATAGAATTGCCGCTAACCTTGCTGCCACAATAAAAGGACAAACTGATCTTGAAGGTCAAGTAAATAGAGCTGAACAACAACAAAAAGAGCGTAATATGATAAATGCTCAGACTGTTATAAATAAGAATACAGATACAATAAACGATTTTAGAACTAATAGTTTGGTTGTAAGACCCGATGCTATACAAGGAAGAAAATCGGAGAATTATGCTAATATGTCAGAAGATTTAACTGCTGCGCGTATTGATAATAATCAACGTATTCTTGATAGGCAAACTATTGAAATGATAATGATTAAATACCGTGATAGCGGTGTTTGGGATAGAAAAGCTACACCGTGGTTAAAAGAATTTATAAAAAATCAAGAACAATCTACGTAAATACTATTGCTATTTACGTAAAAAATATTAATGCTCTACACTATACAGTGTAGGGCTTTTCTCGTTATAAAAACATTAATATGCCTTATAGTAAACTATCATACGCAACTCCTAAAAGTACATACGCTGGTATGCCTACTGAACAAATTGATGAAACAATGGGAGTTCTTCAAAATCGTTATGACGATAATTTACAAGCTATAGATACTATAGAAGTATTAGCTGCAAATTTAGATGTAAGCGAAAATGATCAAAATCTTAAAGACGAGGCTATTCATGTTCTAAATGAACAAATTAACAAAATGTCTAAAACTGGAGATTACGAAAGTTTAACACCAGAAATTAGATTTGCTAGTAAAAATTTAGCTACAAATGAGGGATTAAATGCCGCAGTAAAAAATAAAGCCGCTATTAATAAAGATCGTGAACTTATTCGTGAAATGAAATCTCAAGGTTTAGATACTTTAGTATTTAACGATCCTGATAAATTTGCTACATATAATGATGAAGGTAATATACAAACTTACCAATCTGATGTTCAACCTAGATTAGATTACGACAAACGTAAACAAGATATTTGGGGAATTATTCAAGAAGATGCAGTTGCACAAGGTTTAATTACTGAAGAAGAATTTGCTTTAATTAAAAACAATCAAATTACTCAAATAAGTGCAACTAAAATTAAAAATTTAAATGATTATGCGTATAAACGTTATATGCAAACTCCTGAAGGTCAACAAGAGCGCAAAAAAATAGTTGAATTAGACGGTACGTATACTTCCAAAGGCGAACCTATTGTATGGGCTGAAGCTAACATTAAACAAAGTTTAATGGATGTTGGTTTAATGAAGGTTTTTAAAGTAGAAGATGCAGCATATATTAGTGATTTAGAACGTTTAAATCGAGCGGAAGCTACTAAAGCACGAAAAACGTCTGAACAAGAACTATCAACAAAATCTGCTTATTTAGGTTATACAATTGGAGAAGCTATTACTAATCCTGCTGGACTTCCACCTACTAGTGTAGAATATGATGAAATGTATTCTACACAAGAAGATTTAATAGGTTCATATACTAAGTCACATAATGAAGCATATACAACTTCTGTAGACCCAAATGCAACAGATCGTGAAAGAGCAGATGCAGAAATAGAAGCTCAAAAATATGCTTCTAGTATACTTCTTGAACAAGCTAAATTAAATAATATGACTAAAATTCGTGGTCAAGATTATTATGATTATTTAAGAAATCCTACAGATAAAAATGGTGACCCTATAGACCCATATCTAATACAAGATATGCAATTGACTAATTTAGAACATGAAATTGTGAGTTCTGATGATTCTGTGTATAAAAAAGATATATTTAATGAAACTCTTAACAGGTACGACGATGTTAGTATAAACATGGCTGATGATTTACTTAATGTTGATACAAATCCTGCTTTAGCAAATTCTGACCCCGCTAACGCACAAATAACACTTGATAATTTAAATTATGCACCTGTATTAAGTGAAGTAGCAAAAAGAAAACTTCGTGACTCGCGTGATCAGGTTTTTTTAGGTAGAATAATTAGCACTAATCACCATTTAAAAAATCATGGTGTGTTTGGACCTAGTTATCTTAAAGGAGCGTTTAGTGGAGATTTTGATGGTGATAAATTAGCCCGACTTAGAGAAACACTAGAAGATTTAAAACCTATAGTAAGTGCATATCATAAAGTTAATAATGAAGAATACAGTGATGAATATTTTGCTACTAGGAGTCAATATGAACATCAACCAACTGTAATAGATTTTAGTGTAGATAAAGAAGGTAAAGAAAGCACTATTAGTAAAACTTTAAGTGCATGGGTAAATAATAAACCTCAAGAATACACATATATTTACGAAGGTAACAGTTTAACATATGATGAATTTTTAAAAGTTTCGGGTACTACACCTGAAGCAGCTAATGCAAGTTTTAGTGTACACGGTTCTACTACATGGGTTCCTGGCGGTAAAGGTTTTTTACTAGCAGGAAAATTTAATGTAAAAGATAGAACAAACAGTAATGATAAAGGTAAAGAAGGTAATGTTTATGTTGTACCTACAAAATTTGGTACAGTAAATTCTGGTGTTTCAGGAAAAATCTTTAATGAATTACTTTCTAATTATTATACAGATAAAGGAAATGTTGCAATTGAAAAATATGGTAATGTTGTTGATTATGCGTATCAAATTGTAGATGATAATACAGAACAACAATTAGCCCCTTTTTATTACACTAAACAAAAACCAAATACTAATTTAACAACTGAATTTATAGTTGGAGATGATGGTTTTGGTGGTGTTACATCTGTAGATGCATATAGAGAAACTAATGAACGTGGTGAAACATCTTATAGTATAATTGATAAACAAACTGGAGAAAAATCTGTGCCTAATAGCAGTTTATTATCTTTTCAAAATGGTTTAGAAGCTCTTGCTAGAGATGCGGTATTTGTACCTATGACTGACGATACGTTTAGTAATATAAATATAGATGAAACTCAAATTAGTGAAAGTTTATTAACTGGTTTTAAATTTAAAGCCGATTTTGCTAGAAAATTATATGTGTTAAATAATATACTTCCTGTTAATACATCAGCGGTATCTTTATCACGGAGTATGGGCAATCTTGCTTATAGTGGTGGTGAACATAGTATAGGAAATGCTATGGATTTAAAATTAACGCCTGATTTACAAACTAATTTAGAAGCTAATTCTATAGAAGATGTTAATGCACCTGGATGGAGAATTTTAACAGTGGGTGGTGATAATACACAATTAATGGGCTTGCGTTATTTAATACATGATAGTGTTAATGCCCCTCATAAACACGTACACGTAGAAAATTACAATAAATAATGGCTAATCCAATAGATTTATTTAATCGTACTGTTTCACCTAGTGATGTTGTTAATAACAATAGAGGTATGAAAAATTCATCACCTTTTAAAAGTGGTGGAAGTATTATGGACGTATTTAATAATGCTAGTAGAAATTCAAGTATTCCTGACCCTGTTAATTATAATCATGGTCGTGATAACTATGAAGATTATATGGTATCATTTCGTCCTGAACATGGCAAAACTAAATTAAATAGTTTAAGAGCAGCTAATCAAAGTAATTGGCAACAAGCTGGTAATGCTTTAGGTCGTATAGTAAGTAAAGTTGGATTAACAACTGTTGGTAATTTAGCTTCTATGTTAGATATAGAAGATTATTTTAATCAAGATGATGAAGTAGGAAATGCGTTAACAAATTGGCTTGATTATAAAAAACGTGGTTTAGATAAAACATTTAATATTTATCGTGATAATCCTGGTAAAACTTTAGATGTAGGAGATTTTGCATGGTGGGCAGAAAATGGTAGTTCTATTGTAGAAAGTGCAGGTGCATTTGTTCTTACGGGTGCTATAACTGGACCTTTAACACTTGCCGCAGTTGGTAAAGGCGTTAATGCTCTTAAATGGATAAGAGGTTTAGAAAAAGGTGCAAGAGGTAGTAGTAATGCCGCTTTAAAAGCAGAACAAATTACAAGCCGATTTTTAAATTCTGCTATATTAAATCAAGCAGAAAGTATAGGTGTTGCAACGGGTGTATACAATCAAGTTTATTCTAATGCTTTTGAAGAATGGAATCCTGAAATGGGTATGCCGCAAGTTGAATATGCTAAACAAAAAGCTGCTTTACACGCATCACAATCAGTTAATATAAACAGATTAAACATTGCACTTAATATGACTAGTGCAGGAATGTTTATGAAAGTACCTCATATGACACGTCAGGTACTAAAAGATATAACTAAAAAAAATACACTTAAAAAAGTAGGTTACGAATCAGCACAAGAGTATTTAGAAGAAGATATTAATATGATTGCAGAAAATGCTGCACTTGCTGATTCATATGGTGAAGATTATGGATTAAGTAATGCTTTTGATGATATGGCTTCTCTTGAAGGGTTTGAAGCTGGTTTACTTGGTGCTATGGGTGGAGGTGGACAAACTATGTTGTCTGCTGCTTATCGTAATAGTAAAATTTCTGGTAAAAAAGATGAAAATGGGCAAAGAGTTTCTTTAGCTAAAAAAGATAAAGAACGTTATACTAGACAACAAGAAGAACTTAAAAAATTAAAAGAATTTAGTGAAACTGAAAATATTCCTAATGCTACTGACGCATTTCTTTCTACAAGAGATGCAATGTTGTTATATAGTCAAATAGAAGAAGCTAGAGTAAACGGTGATGATTCTAAAGCTGAAGCGTTAACTGAAAAATTACTTGAAGCTCAATCTTTAACTGCCTTTGAAAACGGTACAACAGAGCAACTTATTGAGGCTTATACAGCATTTAAATCAATGACTGAAGAAGAAGCTACGGCAAAAGGTTATACTAAAGGTGAAAACGGTCCTGCTAAACTTTCACATACAAAACGTGCAGATGCTGCAATTCAACGTATTGAACAATTAGAGTCTGCATATATAAATGCACAAGAGTTTGTAAATAGTAGAGAAGTATATTTTAATCGTGCAAAAATTACACAAGCAGAAAAATATATAGATGAAGCTACAACAGAACGTACAGAAGTTGAAGCAAAAATTAATAAAAGATTTCAAGCTATTCTTCAGGGTAAACCAGAATTAAAAACTTTTTATGATGTTGTTGGTCCTGATGGTGAAGTTGTTCGTAGAGAAACTATTGATACAAGTTTGCAATCTTTGTTAAATCCTGATTTAACAGGTGTTAATGAAGAAGGAAAAACTAGAATTAAAATACTTCAAGATAAAATGACTGAAACTTCTGCGGCTGCTGTAGAAGATTATAAAGCACTTAATACGTTTGTTACATCATCAACTGAAAAAGTAACCGAAATTGATAAAGATTACGCTACTCTTATTTCAGATGAAAAACAAGATGAACTTAAACAAGAGTTAAAAGACGCTAAAAAGAAACTTAAAAAAGATAAAAGACAAGTTGCCGCAGATAAAAAGAAAAAAGCAGCAGAAGAAAAAGTTAAAAATAAAAGTAAAAACGCTGCAAATAAAAATAAAAATGCAGACGAAGCAGCAAAAAGAGAAGCTGATAAAAATGCTAAAAAAGCTGCTGCTGAAGCAAATGACCCAAATGCTAAACCCCCTTCTGATAAAGATATAAAGAAAGCAGAAGAAGAACGTAAAGCACAAGAAGATACTAATCGTAAAAAACGTGAAAAAGCCAAAAAAGAAAAAGATGCGGCTCAAGCTGCTTCTGATGTTACAGGTCAAGTATTAGCAAAAATTAAAGCTGAGTATAATAAGTATACAGATTTAGATACAAAATTACAATTTTTAAATCATATTATTAATACTCAATCTAGGTCTGGTAAAAAATTAACTAAAACTGAACAGCAAGTTGTTAATTGGGCTAAAAAAGAAAAAAATAAAATACTTAAAAATAATAATCAAGCAGAAGAAACTGCAAGAAAAGCTGCTGAAGAATTAGGTAATATTCTTTCTGATGATGAAAGCGAAGATGATGGCAGTAAAGTCGATCTTGCTATTTCTAGTGGAGATAATAGTGCAAAATCAAAAGCTAATAACTGGACTAAAAATGCTGCTGCTTTAAGTAAAATGGCAGAAATGGTAGATAATCTTGAAAAGATTGGTTATGATATAAATGATTTTGCAGCTATTAGTAAATATATTTCAAGTGTTGTAGGTACAGATAAAATGATTAATATCTTTCCAAGATTTAAAAATTTATTTAATGCTCTTGCTGATACTACAGTACAAACTGAATTAACTTTTGAAGATGTGTTTCTTAATGATGGCGAACAAGAAAAAGTAGCATCATTACAAGCTAAAATTAATCGTCGTCCTGTTGGTGATGAATTTTATTCTAAAGGTGACGAACGATTAGTGCGAGAAGAAACTAAAATGGCTGCTGATTTATTAACTCATGCAATTGTTCATGCACTTGATATGGGAGATAATGGTGGTGTTGTATATGATGGATTAAGAACTAGACAAGGGTTTAATAACTTTGCGTATCTTTCACGGGCGTATGAAAAAGTTATAAGTGCAGTTCAAGATAGTGTATATGTTAAAAAACAAGATATTGATGATTTTCTTAATGATGGTTTAATTGATCCAACTATACTTGATATTAATAAATATCAACCTGGTACTAAAATTACATTAAGACCTGCTACAAGTTTTCTTAAAACGTATGATAATGGAGATATTGTATCTTATGATAGTTTGCGTCAACGTGAAAAAGATGAAAATTTACGAGAAAATAGTTTAGTACCTATCGGTATTTGGGCTGATGGACAACTTGTAGCATATGTGCATGATGTAGCTTGGATAAAAACAGAAAATGTATTAGGTGAAGTTAGTAAACAAAAAGAAATTTTACAACGTATTCGTAATCATGTAATGGATAAAGGTTCTTTTGAAACAGAAGTTACTCAAAAAAGTTACGGACAATTAATACAAGCATCAAAAAATAAAATTGAAAGTGTTGCTAAAAGATTTCCTGATGAAAATCTTGGATTTGCTATATCTAAACAAGGTTTTTTAATGACTGGAAAAGGTCGTAAATTTAAAGGTAAAGTAATTGGTAAAGCATCTAATAGAAGAGAAGGTTATACTTATGCTCTTTTACCTGTAGGTAAAAAAGATGGAGAAACTATGTACTTGCCTGTTCCATTACAGAAAGAAAAAATTAGTGAACAAGCATCTGAAAGTATAGTTCAAGCAGTTCAGGCGTGGATAGATGGTGTTCCTTCTGATTTAACTAAAGAATTAGATAATTATGGATACAATATACTTACTACAAACGGACTTAAATCTTATATTGGTTTATTTGTTCATAGTGTAGGTTCTGATATTAATGAAATCGCAGAAAAAGTTGATAGTATTATTCATCTTTTAGATGTTAATACAAAAACAAACAGTCTTGATTTTACACGTGGTAAAGGTGCTGGAGGTAAACTTGGTTTTTATAAAGGTATGACTACTAAAGCGGCAGAAACAACTATGGCTGTTTTTAAAGCTCATATTAAAGAACATTATACAAGATTTGATATAGCTAAATTAGGTACAACTAAATATGTTGTACCTTATATTAGTTCAGACGGTAAAGTATCAAGTGTACAAAATACATACACAGACCACATTAAACTTAATACAGTAACTAATTTAATGTCTATAAAATTACCTAATGGTAATTATGCTTATACATTACAACCTGTAATTAAATTTGATGTTAAAGGTGTACCGGGAATAAAACAAGAAGATGTTGCTGATCCTATGTCTATTACTTTAGATTTAACTACAATACCTACACCAGTTGCCGAAGAAGTTGTAGTTGAAGCTGTTCAAGAAACTACAAAAGAAGTTGAAAAAGCAAAAACAACTCCTGTTAAACCACCTAATAAAGAAAAAGATGATAATCAAACTGAATTAAATTTTGAAGAAGAAACTGCAGAAAAAACTGTAGAAGAAGTTGTAGAAAAGGTAGTAGAAGAAGAAACTGTAAAAGAAGTGGTTGTAGAAGAAGAAGTTGTAGAGGAAACTGTAGAAAAAGAAGAAGAAAAAAAGAGAAAAGAAGAAGAAAAGAAAGAGAAAGAAGAAGAAAAGATTGCAGCTGATTCTAAAGAAAAACTTAAAACGTTAAATGATAATTTAACACAAAAAGAAAAAGAATTAAAAGAAGCTAATGAATTATTAGAAGAACTTGAACAAGATTCAA